CATCCACCTCCAGTAGGAATTGTGGCGGGGCTTGCGGCATTATCTACTCCACCAATCGAGCAAGGTTCTGGGAAGACTCTTCTCCTGACTGGTGGGCCATATTCATTTACAGCAAACCCAGGATATCCTCCACCACCACCTCCGCCAATCACACTTGTTCGTATAGCCTCCCCAGCTGGAGCTCCATTATAAACAAATGTCTGATACGCTTGAGGTTCACCAACAACAGGACCAATATCATCAGCGAATATAGCAGGAATTGCAATTCCACCTCCACCACATTCATTTGGTGCACCGGTAGTAAAGACAGGAGTACTCGGAGGGCCAGGGAGCCTATAAGTTTCATGGCCTCTTATAAGTGCTCCACCACCACCTGCCAAACCACCTGGTAACGCGTTACCATAATAATTTCCACCTGAAAGACCGTTTTCAAGAGCCTCTTGTTGAACTGAGGCGCTTGCAGTCGAGTAATTTTCTGGATTTGCTGGATATGGGTAAGGAGACTGACCAGGAGGTCCACAAGCTCCACCACCTGAACCCTTGGATCTGGGTCTAGCAGGTGCTGTGGGGTATTGTGGTCTAGGTGTATATGCATTACCGTACTCACTTGCTCCTGGTATCGTTACACTAGCTCCTCCTCCACCTCCACCAGCATATACAGTAAAACCTCCAATATCTGGTGGTGCTGTAAAAGAACTATTACCACCTTCCCCACCATTTGTGGCAGTTGTCGGTGTTGTTGAACCAGAGCCTCCACCAGCACCAACTGTCACCGTTGTAGACATATTTCCAGGAACTTCTATAATACCACGACGATATGCACCTGCACCACCACCACCACCACACCATTGTGGTAAACTTCCACGGCCAGTACTAGGGTTATAAGGAGCAGTACCTGAACCTCCTCGTGCAGCACCTGCACCACCTCCACCACCAATCATCAAATATTCAAGTGTCAAAGGACCACCAGATATTGTTAGTGGTCCGGAACTGGTAAAGACATTATATTCGTTTTCACCTACACTATACGGTGTTCCACCAACTACACCAAATGAACTTTTACCTCTAAGGTCATCCATGCTAATGGTGCCTGATGGTATTGAGGCGAGATTTCTGACGGCAGTATCATTTAAACTAATTTGACTAGTTCCAGGATTTCCAAGTTCAACATTCACCTGGTTCATGGTGATTGTACCTGTTGGTAATGTCATTACTCTACCTCGATGTCTACTTTTCCTTCAATATATAAAAATATATCTCTATCTGAAAGTTGTACGATTTCTTTTCCAGAAATTAAAACAATTTTAGGACCTCTAACAATTTTAATCATTTCTAGAAATTCAGTATTATTTTTATCGATATCATACATCGATGTAACTTTTTTACTAATACTGAAAAGTTTTTCCTCATCTGTCCAATTTGGGACGTATATATTTTGAATAACGGTAAATCCATTAGAGTAGAAAAAAGATTTTTGGTCCTCTAATGAACTTGTGTTGTAATTTGAGTCTGAAACGTAGACCATACAACCATATTCATTATTTTCTTCTCTCCTGTATGTAGCTAGATTCCACCCATCTATTACCAATTCAACAACTCTCTTATTGTAGCCATCTAAGTTACTTGCAAGTTCTTTAAGTTCCTCTAAAGTTTTCATTTTTAATTATTTACACCCCCCAAGGAAAATCCCCACTTTCAACTTTTGTTTCACGATCACGAGATCTTTGAATACCTTCAGCGATTACTTCGTTCACATCCTCTTCGTTAGTTAAAGATTTAATCCAGTTTATGACATCTTGCTTTGTTAGACTATCATAATCAATATAACCCGTACCAATACCAACACCACTCACATCCAACTGAGTTGAGATCTTGAAGGATCCGGTATACCCATCAGGGTCATATCCAGTTTTTTCCCAAACCACTGAGAAGACTGTATTTTCAACACCATTCACAGTCTTCTTTTTCAGTGAGGCAATATCAAATGTATATACAATCATAGGTCAATCTTTTCCTTAAATTATTTATACAATCTTGTTGCTTTTTGATTATCTCAATTACTCTGTAACTGGGGACCAAGGAAATTCTTCAGTAACTTCAGTTATTGGATTTACCTGTTGATCAATTTCTTCTGCAATTTTTTCATTGACATGTTCTTCGTATCCACCAACAACTACCGATTGAATCCAACCAAGAACCATCTCTTCCGTCAGATCCTCATAAGCGACAAAGTTGTCTGAATCTACGGTTGAAAGATCAAATGGAGTTGCACCGGCAAAACTTCCAGTATTTCCATTCTCATCAGTTCCAGTCTTTCTCCAATAAGTCTGAACAATTATATTATTCAGTGTGGATGTATCTTTTCTTTTGATACTGGTAATTTCCCAAGTGTAGTTCATTACTGTGCCTGTTCGTTAGGGAGTTCGGTAATTTCGTTTTCTTCTGGTTTTACACCATTAGAACTCAAATACTCAACAATACCTTGATACTTTGTGAATTGTTCTTTCTTAATAGAAAGAATATTATTCAATTCACCAATTTCTGCAGAAAGTTGTTTTTGAGTTTCAAGAATGGTCTTCAAATGCTTTTCGTGATCAATCATTGTTTTTCAATTCAGCAATTATCTGTTTGAGATTATTTATATCGTTTTGTTATTCTTTAATTGCTTCGATATAGATCTAATTCTGAATGGCTCCACTATAATATTCTAATCCCATAAGATGCTGATAAGCTTGATCAATAATACTCAATTGACTTGTCGGATCAATGAAAAAGTTTAAGTCAAACTGTTTAATATCTGATGAAAGAACTCCATTAATTTGAACATCAGTTGGATTAACTGCAATTGCGCCAATGGGGGATTTACCTTCGTTCCTTGCTTCTTGGGAGCTAAAAATTTCAATAGCAATTTTGCCTATATATCCAGATTTCCAGTATACTTCAGGTCCACTGTTAGCAGTTAATCCATTGGGTCTACTTGGGTCTGGTGGAGGTGGAATGTCATTCAATCTTTTCTCTACATTCACTTTTACAATTACATGATATGCATTTGGTACTACTAAACCAGTACTTGGTATTTCAAAATCTCTTAGTAATGCCATTTTATTCTCCTAATTTCAACTTAAGGTTTTCTACTTCCTCTTTCAACATATTTATCGTCTTTTGTTGTTCCTTGAATGCTTCAATGAACAAACCTGCAAAGTTTCCATAAGAAACTCCATACTCATCATTATCTTCCGCATAAGTAACAACTTCTGGGAACACTTCTTCTACCTCTTGAGCGATTACACCAGTTTCTGTTTTCTCATTAGGATTATCATGAGTGTCTAATTTGTTATAAGTAACACCTCTAAGATTCAATACTTTATCTAATGCATTTCCAATTGTCTCAATGTTAGTTTTCTTTCTTCTGTCTGAGTAAGCAACCACGTTTCCCGTTGCATATATTGCACCACTGACATATAACGAATAAGAAGCCGAAGTAGTTGAACCAGTGATACCAAGACAATTATTACCATAAGAATAATAAGCAGACCATCTTCCACCAGTTTGATGATAAAATCCACCATTTCCTGATGCATCAAACATAACATGAGGATCATTTCCTGCTTCGTGCCAAGAAATTCCATACCAACCATTTCTGACTCCACGAATATTCATAGAACCGTATGAGGTTACTGTATTTGGTTCAATATGCCAAGCATTAGTATCGGAATGATATCCAGTGGTATTAGTATACATCCAATTATATTTGTAAGTATATCCAGATCCACCATTAATTCTAAATCTTAGAGTACTATTGTTATAATCATCATAGAAAGATATACCATTATAATTTGAGTTGGCGGCCATTGTTACACCAGTATGATACTGGAGAACTAAATCTGGATAAGTGCCGCTCCAAGCACCATCTTCTTGGAATCCAAATGAATATGGATATGAAGATCTTACAAGATTACTATCAGAACCACTAAATGCAGAATTTATTATATTTGGTGTTATTCCATTGAATCTTGAAGTAGAAGCAGGGTCAGCATAATAACCAGTATTATTGGAATCGTAGAAGATTGGAGATCTAATATCAGTATTATCTGTGAATCCAAAGTTCGTATATGATCTTTCCCATGAAGAAATTAATGCCCTTATAGTACCATCTTCACGTCTTAATCGCATGTCTGGATAACCATTAGACCCTACCCAGAATCCAGAAGCGTTATCATTTCCAACACTACTCGAATAGAACAAAAATGACCAATCTGAGTTTTCAACGTGATTTATTACTATAGCGTCACCAGCATTACCATCCCTGTTCATTGTAATGCTTTCGCAAGTTACTGCATTTAAATTACTGGTACTTGCAGGATCTATGTAAAACCCAGTATTATTGGAATCATAGAAAATAGGTGTTCTAATATCTGATGTGTGAGTTAAATAATCAGTATTAATCTCAGCATACTCAGTATTATTAATAAGAAACTCAGTTCTTGAATCACGAGTGTGTCTAATTGCCCATTGTCCATCAGAATCTAAGAATCCAATTTGATTGGAATTGTTTGCATAAACGTATCCACGAATTGTTCCGGCATATTCATCTCGGAAACGAATTCCGTTTGCTGCTGTACCACCAGCAATATTCCAATAGTCATCATCATCAGAGTACCAATGCTGAGCAGTTGCTTGATTGTAAAGACCTTCTCCAGAAGCATTATTCCTGAACCAATCATTGACATATACATTAGTAAAAGTTGGACTAGAAGTTGTCAATACTGCTTGGTTTAAATAAGAACTAAATTGATTTCCATCCCAGAGGTCAGCATCCAGCCCAGACCCAGAACCATCATTACCTGCGTGCCAGACTCTATATGAGTTGGCACCCATAGACCAACCACCAACTGCAATGTCGTTAATACCTCCGTCTAGACCAAAATAACATGCAAAGTCACCACCAACGTGGAAGGTCATAAAGGCATCATTGCCAGCTCCCGAGTTATAAACCTCAAGACAACCCAGAGATCCTGTTGCTGTTGCAATAGTGTCCCAGTTGTTTGTTGCATTTGCTTGAAATGCTATTTTCTGTGAGGATGTATCAGCAGCATCAGACCTTAAGAAACTTCCAGGGCTAATTCCACCAAGAGTAGTTGCGTCAGTCGTTGTTAAACCACCAGGACCCTGTACTCCTTGCCTACCTTGTGTTCCTTGAGGTCCTGTTGGACCTGTACCACCTGTTGATCCTGTAGTTCCTTGCCTACCTTGTGTTCCTTGAGGTCCTGTTGGACCTGTAGTTCCTGTTGTTCCTTGAGGACCTGTGGGACCTGTGGGACCTGTGGGACCTGTGGGACCTGTTGTTCCTTGAGAACCTGTGGGCCCTGTTGTTCCTGTTGTTCCTTGAGGACCTGTGGGACCTGTTGGACCTGTTGTTCCTTGAGAACCTGTTGGACCTGTTGGACCTGTAGTTCCTTGAGAAGCTTGAATTCCCTGGATCCCTTGAGTACCCTGAATACCTTGTGACACGAAAGCACCATCAGTACCTTGAGTTCCAAAAATACCTTGTGTTCCTTGGATACCTTGAACACTAATTCCTTGAATTCCTTGAATTCCTTGAGTACCTTGTGTTCCCTGGATACCTTGAATACCTTGTGTTCCCTGGATACCTTGAATACCTTGAATACCCTGAATACCCTGGATACCCTGAATACCCTGGATACCTTGAGTACCTTGTGTTCCCTGGATACCTTGTGTTCCCTGGATACCCTGAATACCCTGGATACCTTGAATACCTTGAATACCCTGAATACCCTGAATACCCTGAATACCTTGAATACCTTGAGTACCTTGTGTTCCCTGGATACCTTGTGTTCCCTGGATACCTTGAATGCCCTGAATACCTTGAATACCCTGAGTACCTTGAATTCCTTGGATACCTTGAATTCCTTGTATTCCCTGGATACCCTGGATACCTTGTGTTCCCTGGATACCTTGAATACCCTGAATACCTTGAATACCCTGAATACCTTGAATACCCTGAATACCTTGAATACCCTGAATACCCTGAATACCTTGAGTACCTTGAGTACCTTGAATTCCTTGGATACCTTGAATTCCTTGAGCAACAAAGGCACCATCAGTTCCTTGAGTTCCAAAAATACCCTGTATTCCTTGAATACCTTGTATTCCTTGTATTCCTTGAATGCCTTGAGTACCATCAAGTCCTTGAATACCTTGAAGACCCTGAAGACCTCTTGTTCCTTGAACTCCTTGTGAACCAGTATCACCCTGATCACCAGTTCTAGCAAATGTAATTCTTAATTCCTCACCATTAGTAAAAGAAGTTACACTTCCGGAAACATAAGAACAATTTACTCCAAAATATCCAGTATTGTCTGTAATTGAAGTAATTGAATACAGGACAAATGAGGATGAATCAGTTTCTTTAGATATTCTGAAATGACCTTTAATGGTTGATGTCGAATCATCAATGGTCTGTAAGAAATTAGTTATATCAGTTCCATTATTGTCTTCATCATCAATGAATAATTCGGTGGATAAAGTTAGATTTGCATTATTGAGTTTTAAATCACCAGACCCTGGATCACTATCATTAGTATCACTATCAAAATTATATTCAAAAGTAGCTCCACCAAAATCACCAGTTGTTCCCTGTGTTCCTTGAATGCCCTGGATACCTTGAACACCTTGTGTTCCTTGAGAAGCTTGAATACCTTGAATACCCTGAACACTAATACCTTGAATACCCTGAATACCTTGTGTTCCCTGGATACCTTGAATTCCCTGAATACCTTGAGTACCAGTATCTCCTGTAGTTCCTTGAGAACCTGTGGGACCAGTGTCACCTGTATCTCCTACAGTTCCTTGAGAACCTGTGGTTCCTTGAGAACCTGTGGTTCCTTGAGAGCCAGTATCTCCTGTGGTTCCTTGAAGGCCAGTAGGACCTGTATCTCCTACAGTTCCTTGAGAACCAGTGTTTCCATAAGTTCCTTGTGCACCGGTAGGACCAGTGCCACCAGTTATTCCTACATTACCTTGAATTCCTTGAGAACCTATAGATCCAAAGGTTCCTTGAGTTCCTGTAGTTCCTTGAGGACCGGTAGGGCCAGTGTTACCTGTATCTCCATAAGTTCCTTGTGGACCGGAAGGACCAGTATTTCCACTAATTCCTTGAATACCCTGAATACCTTGAATTCCTTGAATTCCCTGAATTCCTTGAATTCCCTGAATACCTTGTGTCCCTTGAGAAGCTTGAGTTCCTTGGATACCTTGGATACCTTGAGATCCGGTTGATCCAATACCACCTTGAACTCCTTGGATACCTTGGATACCTTGAGATCCGATTGATCCAATACCACCTTGAACTCCTTGGATACCTTGGATACCTTGAATTCCTTGGATACCTTGAGATCCGGTTGATCCAATACCACCTTGAACTCCTTGGATACCCTGGATACCTTGAATTCCTTGGATACCTTGAGATCCGGTTGATCCAATACCACCTTGAACTCCTTGGATACCCTGAAGGCCCTGAAGACCATTATTACCTTGGATACCAAAAGGACCTTGAACTCCTTGGATACCCTGAAGGCCCTGAAGACCATTATTACCTTGGATACCAAAAGGACCTTGAACTCCTTGGATACCTTGTGTTCCTTGAGTACCTTGTGTTCCTTGAATTCCTTGAATGCCCTGAATACCCTGAATACCTTGAGTACCTTGAATTCCTTGAACACTAATACCTTGAACACCTTGAACACTAATACCTTGAATTCCTTGGATACCTTGTGTTCCCTGGATACCTTGTGTTCCCTGGATACCTTGAATTCCTTGAACACTAATACCTTGAATTCCTTGGATACCTTGTGTTCCCTGGATACCTTGTGTTCCCTGGATACCTTGAACACCAATACCTTGAATTCCTTGAATACCCTGAATACCCTGGATACCTTGAGTACCTTGAATTCCTTGGATACCTTGTGTTCCCTGGATACCTTGAACACCAATACCTTGAATTCCTTGAATACCCTGAATACCCTGGATACCTTGAGTACCTTGAATTCCTTGAGTACCCTGAACACCAATACCTTGAATTCCTTGAATACCCTGAACACCTTGTGTTCCTTGAGAAGCTTGAGTACCTTGTGTTCCCTGGATACCTTGAATACCTTGAATACCCTGAAGACCCTGGATACCTTGAGTTCCTTGAATACCTTGAGCAACAAAGGCACCATCAGTACCCTGAAGTCCAAAGTCACCTTGGATACCTTGAATTCCTTGGATTCCTTGAATACCCTGAACACCAGCCGATGAAACAGAAATATCGTAATTTGTATTTTCCTTAGCAGAAACTCTATAGGTTTCTCCGCCGTTGTAATTTACGTTATATTCTGACATTACTATTCAGACACAGTTGGATTTACTATAGCCATCCCCTGAATAACTTTTGAAATAGTGCTAGAAGGAGATGTAATTGTAATGTCATAATAATTTCTACCTTCAGTCAAATCAGTTGTTGAAGTACTTCCCATAGAAATTGTAATCTTTCCTGTAGTTGAAGCTATACCTACAGAAAAACTACTAGAAGTCGTTGAAGTTGGATATTTTCTAATCTTCGATGTTGCGGTATATCCAGTCAAATCCAAAACACTGCCATCTGAATTCGAAATCGTATATGTGGCAGTAAAGTTAGTACCACTATCAATCGATATATTTACCGTTGGTACTGCCGACATAACACACCAATCCTACTCTATGTATTTATCAGTTTTCTATATCTATATTCTTTTTTAAAAGTTTTTGAAGTTCTGCAGTTGATCCAACAAAGAGTGCATTTGTAACATTGGTTGGACCTTTTGTCTCTTCTTCCTTATTAACATCTTTAAGTTTTTTCTGTAAATCCATCAGTTTGTCAGTAGCGTCTGAAACACTCTTGATTAACTGACCGGCAACTTCATAAGCACGAGGCATTTCACTTTCTTGTGCTAACTCAAGTATTCCATTAATAGCCTCTTGACCTTTCTCAATCAGAGAATATAGATTACCCCTAGTATATTCATAATCTTTTCGAATATCTTCAACAGAAGAAGAAATATTTTCTATTTCACTCTCAATCTTTTTCTTTTCGGGCACAATGGGTGTCACATCAACATCAAATGTTTCATCCAATTTTTCAAACTTATCTTTCATAACTCATCTCCTATCAAAAAATATCACCATTAAATCCAAAATCATCTCCGAATTGAATTAGGTTATTATCTTCAGAAGTAATACTATAAATCTTAGATCCAAGAACATGATTCTGTAATGTCGTATTATCTTGAGCCCTCTTGACTACAAGTTTATTGCCAGTAATTGACTCCACATACATTTCTTCTTCACCAATGTAAATGTAAGTGTTTGATGTAACAGAACTCGAATCTTCAACTTCAAAAACAGTATCAACAAGATTTAAGTTTTGTGATAAGAGTGTTACAACACTTCCATTGTAATCTTTTGTAGCTCTTGGTGTGACCTGATAAGTAAGATCTCTTGTAGCGTTTGGATCTCTTGGACCACTTCCAGCCACATAACCAACAGTAACTTTTTTGATGATCTGATCCGTAACGTCGCTGATAGGACCGAACAAATAAGTTTTTGCAGTAAAGTTTAAAGTATAAATTAATGATCTTCTAGTATCAAAATTACCCTCATAATCATCAGTCATATCAATAGAATCCAATTGAATTGGAATGTCTCTTTTTTCCTTTAGATCACCAAGAAAATTAATTGAAAGATTATATGCCGGTTGAAAATATGGCAAAATCTGTTCAATAATTTGAAGCATATCATCATTCAATTTTGTCATAATAGACAAAGTAAATGACATATTATAAGGAACGGGAACATAACTCTTCTTAATATTATCCCCGTCAGGTGTTTGATTAATAATTGTTTGAGTTTGAGTAGACTTACGAGTTGGATCATACTGTAAGTTTACAAATTCAAATGACATTCTCGGTAAAGTCATTTGAGTTGGCTTATTTAAATTAGCCTCTTGTTCCATTCTTGCAAGAAACTTCTGAGTAGGTCCATAAGCCAAAGGAACTTTGATAACACTTACCGTATCATCGTCAGAGTTTTTATGTTTGACTTCAATTCCATTAAACAAAGTACCAAATCCAATAATTACGGATCTGAAAATCTCGTTATAAAAATACTCAAACATTATCTTACGGTATTAGTCTATTACTATTTAACAACTTTTAATCTATGGCATTCCAAATGGATTAGTTTCAGAGAAATCTAATATCGCATCGGCTTCTGTTTCTATAGTATCATTATCAGCAAAAGGTGTTACTAAATCATCAGTATCTACGGTTCCGATTAGATATGTAGCACTAGAATCTTGACCAACAATCAGTTCGCCACTGACAAACTGACCATCAACTATAGAAATTTCTAATTTTTTAGTTGATGTAGTCCATTTTTTCACTCTAGCCGTGACACCAGAAGTTTGTCCCGTAACAATTTCATTAAAAGCAAATGTACCAATTCCAATTGTACTTGAAGATCCAACTGGACCAGAAATTGTAATGGTTGGAGCAGTAGAATAACCAACTCCACTATCAGTAATATAAATTGCCGTAACAATACCAGCAGAACTAATTGTTGATATACCTTGAGCAGCAGTTCCAGATCCACCTGGTGAACTGAATGTGACAGTTGGAGCAGAAGTATATCCAGAACCACCACTTGTTACTGTTACAACTCCAACAGATCCCGTTGTTATTCCAGCGGTAGCAGCAGCACCAACTCCTCCACCACCTTGAATAGTGACCCAAGGAGCAACAGTATATCCACAACCAGCATTAATTAGGTTAATAGCTTGTATTTTACCACCGTTTTGACCATTACAATTTACATAGTTGGTCGTAATAGAAGCTATTCCAACAGCTGTAATTCCTCCAGATGGTGCTGAAGAAATACCGATTGTTGGTTGAGAAGTATAAGAACCTCCCATATTTGTAATATAAATTTTTCTAACTGAACCAGAAGCACAATAGGAAGCTGTAGCAGAAGCTGTAACTCCAGATCCTATCAGTGTTAAAGTTTGAATATAACCAATCTGTGAAATATCGTCATCAATTTCATCAATACCAGTATCAAGAACTTCATCTTCATATCTGAAGAGTTCACATCTCAATTGATAGACATAATTTTTATTTAATTGATAGAAAGGTTGTTCATGTTCTACATACTTAATTTCAAATATCCTATCACCAAGAGGAAAATATATCAAATCACCTTCTTTTGGTCTTGCAGTTAATTCAATATTAGGTTGATCTCTAATTAATGGAGCAATATAGTTTTCATATCTTTCTCTTGAAATAATTAATGTCAGATCATCTAAATTCTGAATACCAAATTTTGATAAAATAGTTCCCTGGCCACCATATCCTTCATAACTATCAACATAAGCCTCAATTGGATATGCGTCATTAAACTCTGACTGAATAACTTCTTTTATTACAGTATTTTTAGTCACATAAGTACGAGGAAGATAAAAAATCTCAACACCATACATTTTCAACTGTTCGTTGACTAAATCCTGTATGAGGCTTTGTTCTGTTTTACTTCCGTTGAGAAAAAATGGATTTAACATATTATCCGATCATGTCTAGTGGAGGAATTTCATAAGTACTACTCATTTTTTCTTTAATTCTATCAAGTTCCAACTGAGCATCATCATAAAGTTGTCTTCCATTAAACTCAATACCACCTGGAAGTTTTACACCTTGAAACTTGATCAAATTTTGACCCCATTGTCTTTTAATCAATGCGGTCAAATAAGGTTTCAAGAAAGAATCATTCCAAACTCTTGAATAATCACTTGGATCCATTGATCTCCAACAATCAATAATCAAATATTGACCAGCTCTTAAGTTACTCCAGTCAACATCCAAATACATTCTGTCTTGTCTTTGATTAAATCTAATCTGTTTATGTGTATTGAGAAGAAAATTCATGGTCTCAAGATATGACATAGCCATAGAATAACTCAACAAATCAGTAGTTCCCCAGTAATAAATATCATTCAAAAATAACTGATATTTAAAACTAAACATATTTGATGAGCTTACAGATTGAGCATCATCATACTGAAATACTTTATTGATTCCTATAATATCTGAAGGAACTTGAAGATAATTACTATTTTCATAGTATGAAAAAGTAGTAGCAGTACCAACTATTGTTGTAGTAGATGTTTCAGTTGTTATCCCAGTTCCAGTAGTAGGACGAGCTTTTCCTCTATCAATATCAGCCTGTGTAACTTTATATTTCAAATATGTCTGAATGACACCATCAAAGTGCCTTTCTTGAAAGTATTGGACAGCATCATCAACTAAATCCTGAATCTGTTCATCAGCAACATTAATTTCAAGAACAGGAGCTCCTAACTGCCTTAAACAATAATCAATTAATTCTTGTCGTGTAGAAGGCTGTGCCATTTATAATAATTACTTTTTTATCTATTTATGAATACTTGACAAGAAGTAGTATCACCAGTAGAATACCTTTGTTGGGGTTAAAGAGAAAGCTTTAGATATCTTTAAGGGCTTTAAGAAGCAAGTCTTTAATGTCTTTGATATCACTCTTAACATCAGTTAATTGATTTTCTAAATTATTAATTCTTTCTTTGTCAGAAAGAAGTTTCTTTCTATTTTCAATATAAGTTGAGTATTCAATATCATTTTTATTAAGAATAGCTCCAGTCTCTTCATCTCTGAAGAGACCTTTACTATCCTTTACCGGTATAAGTCTTTTATTATGCATAAGATATAACTCTCAAGTTTTTGATCATTGGAGGGAAAGCTTGATTAGTAGAAGTACCAATCAGTTTAATTCTTAAAGAATTGAATGATGATAGACGATCTACACTAAACTTATATTCTTTATAATGAGATCTCATTGGAATTGGAATTAAACTATCCACTTTCGAGACTTGAGCATTAGTAGTTCCATCATTCAAATTAGTATTGGTTACAGCTCCGTTAGGTTCTATATTATTATAACCAGGGAATGGAGTGAAAATAGTATCAAGAATATCATTCTTTGGATCTAAAGCGTAGAAAGCTCTAACATCAGCTTGATTGTGTATGTAAGCATCTATGTAAAGTTCTATAGATGTTCCTGGATTTCCGAGAGTAATGTTCTTAGTTACATAATAGAAATTATTCTTGTCATTTCTTATACCTTTCACATCAAAGTCATTAATATAATCAGTAGTTGCTTGATTGACCCTATTAGTCGTAAATACTATAGAAGAATTATTCAAATCAAGTATTGGTGCAATTCTCGAATCCTCAGTTGATAAATTGAAGTTTGCTGTAAATGATCTATTTTGTGGAAACTCTGTCAAGAAGGTAGTCTCATTAATTTTAGATGCGATAATTCTTGGAGAATCGAACCTAGTAACATCACTAAGACTCATGGGTTCTGTTCCTTTATCAACAAATGAAATTTCACTACCCGAAATACTAGTGCCACTAACTGTTCTACAAGTAGCATCAATTGATGTTCCAGTTGGTGTGATTGTGTTGATATTTGGACTAATCTTTTCAAATTGAATATTATATGTAGATTTTCCATTTACCCCACCACCTTCAAATTTTTCATTGAAATGGAGTTCTGGGAAACTTGAAGAGCTTGTTCTATCAGTTCCATTCTCAGACATATCAATTTTTACATGATAAGAATCAAGAGTTATTGGATTACTAATAGTAACTTCATTTAACTCATGAGTTTTATTAATTCTTCTCAAAGATACTCCATTTAATTCATACTTATAAACTAAATCACTAGAACTGTAAGAACCAACTAAAGTACTATCAATTCCTCTAGTAATTCCAGTCAAAGTATTTCCATCTGTTCCGGTATAAGAAATAATTTCACCACCAATTTTTACATAACCTGGATTTGTTGAAGCAACACTCACATTTTCAAATTCGGTGAAATCTGAAGAATCAGTAACCGAAATTGAAGAAGTGTTTGTTATTCCATATGGTGCCGTTAGTGGTGTTGGATCAGTATCTCCAGTAATATCACTTAATGTTACAAGATTTGTTTCGGAATGCATTCCATGATTTCTACAGAAAATTTTGAGATGTACTCCATCAGTATCAACTCTGATTGGTGAAACAGGTACAATACCATTTCCAAAACTTGCTTCATAGTTTAATGTTGTTGTAATACCACTACTATTCACATAAGTTAATGTATTACTAGCAAGTGTTCCAAATTCACCCTGAACATTGGTAATGATTAATTCATTTTCTCCATAAATTTCAGAAATTGATAATCTAATACCAGTTCCAAGAGTCAATGTTCCAAGAGAAGTTGGAGTTACAACATCACCAACTCTATAACCAACACCACCATTTACGATAGTTGCAGAAGAAACACTTCCATTATTAACAGTTACATTGGCAGTAGCATTAATACCATTACCCGTAACCGTTGTAAGTGCAACATCATTAAATACAAAACTTCCAGAAGAAGGTGTATAACCAACACCAGCATTTGTAACTGTCAGTGATGATGTCGCAGAACCAGCAAATCCAACAAAGTCTCCAGTAGCCTGTGTAAGATTTTGTGTAACGGTATTTCCTGGTACTAAGTTACTCAAATCGGAATTTACAACTGTTGTTCCAAGACCAACTCTGATTGTATATGGGTCAGTAGTTACTGAATCTCTCCCAATAAATTCAATATCTTTATTCAAATCTGGATTGAATAGCTGTACATTTCCACTAGAAACGAATTCACATCTAAAAAGTTCAAACTTCAGATCTTCGTACTGACTTGGTGTCCATGTAGAAGCATTTTGTGACTTGAACAATGATCCAAGAAGTGGTTGAGTAGATACCAGAGTTTGAGAGGATTCTGGTTGATTGATAGTAGAAACTTCAATTTCACCAAGTCTAGAAATCCAAACGTTATATCCGGGAGAATTTGCTAACAATACGATTGCATATTCTCTTCCGGGTTCCAAATAAACTGGGGATTCAAATGTGAACTTTGTAGCAACACTACCATCTGATGATGTTGTAATTTCTTGAGAATTTTTTACTACTCTTGAATATGCTAGAATTTTTTGAGATGGAATTCCCAATTGCATCTCTCTGATATCAAAAGCTACTGGAATATTATCTGTTGGAACTGACTCAAAGAATACATCACAAGAGGAAACAAAAATTCCAGTTTCATCATCGACAGTAAATGATTGTGCCAGAGGGTCAGTGAATCTTCCTGTAAGTCCAGGATCTCCTACTTCGACCACTTCAGGAGTACCAGGAATAGTTTCAAAAATCGGAGTTTGTTCTCTAATAATATTTCTGGTGGAAAGTGTTACTTCCTGAGTTGTGTCAAGATCTCCTTGAGAGTAGAAAATTTCATCAGCAGCTGTTGTATATGTTCCCTCAACTTTACTATTAGTTGGGCTACTAGTGAGCCTCATTTTATTTCTACCTGTAGAGAAAGTCGGGAATGATGTATTTCTAGAATCAGGTACTCTATAGCAACCGATTAAGGAACCAACTTCATCAGTTACAAGTCTGAGATTAGATACCGTTGCAATAGCACCACTCGTCTCACCCTGTAGTGTCATTCCATTTGCGAGATAACCTGAGAATTCTGGGAATCCTTCATCAGCCAAACTGAATGTGTCTATATTGAGAATTGAAGATGTTTCCGAATAACTTGCCGGAATACTATTATTTCTATCATATGGATTATTTACATATGTGTCAGTTGGATTATTATAAGGCCCTGATTTATGATTTGTTGAAGCTACTCTGAACGTCATCTGTGGAAGACCAAATCCAGCTCCAGGAACCACTTGTATCGATGTAGATGTATTACTACGAACGGTCTCTCCAACTTGGAATGTGCCGGAAACCATTTGGATTTCAATTAATTTGTTTACACAGAATCTTGTTACATCAACCTCATCCCAAAAAGAATAGACTCTTGTATAAGGTTTCATCCTTTTCGCAGTGAACTCGATATTACGAGTTCTCATGTTTGCAATAATTTCACGTCTAACAATTCTATTTCCAAGAGATTCTGTTGTTACTTCACCTTCGGTAATTGTTTCTTCGAAACCAACTTGAACTGTACGATCGGGTGTTGCTGGTTCTACTATGACTTGATTATTGCCACCAACTTCTACCATAAAAGATCCTGGAACACCCCGAGCATTCATCGTGGCCCAGCGATCGGCGGACGCATCACCAGCAAACATCCGAAATTCTTCTGCAGTTCCTTGTCTCCAAGTACCTCCATTCGCCTCACTTCTTTCTCTTGTACTTCTCCCAACTCGTTGTGGCCCACCACCACGGCCTTCTTCAGGTTTACGTTCACGACCCCGACCCCACGCAGCTTCTCTGTCATCATTTATTACTGCTGGAAGTGGACCAACTCTTGGAGCATCTTCATTATTACCCCGGCGGTTTATTTCGACATTAACTGGTAATAAGTCTGTAGTAGTAACTCCCCCTTGAATATTTCTTGGCTCAATAGTTATAGTATCAATCCAAACGTCAACTGTAGGTTCAAAAGATAATTGTCCTTGATAAAAAGTAACTAAAAATGGAGTGACAGATTCAGTTCTTGTTGCAAATGGTTGATTTAACCAAGAAACTTCTGAATAATCAAGAGAAATTGCCTGATTAGTTCTTCTAATGCCATCACCTATAATTGTAGAAAATCTAGTATCGTCATTCGAACTTCCTTCCGTAGCAAGATTCAAGTTAATTGCAGTAGTATAGTGTGAAGGTCTCAATACATGTTTAGATTTATCAATAGCGTTTTTAACACCAACTGCATTATCCTGAATATCTCTAGTATTGAAATTATCAACAGCTATACCTGATTTAAAACGATTTAATCCATTTTCATCAGGAGTAAATTGATTGATTGTTTTTTGTTCTAGAATATTGAGAGAAGTATAATATTCGAGATTGTTAATTCTACTTTCCAGTCTTGAGATATCCTGCATTTGATATCTCTTATGGTTGATAAATGAGACTTGAGCATCTGAAACACTGTAAAGATATGCTGGAAGAAATACATTAGCGATTTCCATTGTCCCACTACTAATTGTAGGAAGAGTAGGAATATCTGATGGAATTCCTTGTTTGACTACAAACTCACCCTTTTTAGTGATTAAAATACTATCATATCTTGGAAGATAATAAGAATAATCTACTGTGATTGATTCATCTGAAGCTAAAATATCTTTAGAACTGTGTTGACCACTAGTAAATGATCTTCCAAAAAATTCAAATGGAGATCTAGTATTTTCAGATACAGTAAATCCGGATGTACGAAGTCTAGCATCAATAATATCCGAACATCTAATTCCAGATTTAGTTGATCCAATTTCTGTTGAGTAATCAAAATTATCGTATGAATTTACAGTTGTAATATCACCAGTATCTGAAGAATCATATGAAGCTGATTGATAGTATACAATAATTTTTTTAGACGGTGATATTACATCTTCATTCCTAACAATTCTAGAATAATCATAAAATGTTTCTTCTTGAGCCTGATCCAGAGAGAATCTAGAAGTTATATTTTTACTTCCGATACTCAAATCAGATACTACTGCAGTCACTCCTGAAGAAGTAAATGTTACAACTTCACCATTTTGGAAAGTATTTTGATTTTCATATATGAAATTAATAGAAGTATCACTTTTTCTAAAAATATACTTGGCCAAAGCTCCACTAGTACTTCCAACAATTTGTTCAGAGATTATAAGATCATTGGTTGTAGATGTAGAACCACTCATCAAAGAAGTTGTCATGTTTGGTGATTCTGGATCACTAGTTGTTTTTGATTCAAATACTCCAAAAACTCTAACAACATCGGGAACATTTAAAGAAATTTTTGAGTCCTGAACCCTAGTACCAAAAGGATAGTTACCATAAGTAAGACCATCATTTAGTGTTGTTGCACCAACACCAGAATTTGATTGAGAAGACTTGTTTATAATAGTGGATAATGATGTGTTATTTACTTTTACCTTTTCAAATATTTTATCTTTTCTGATAGTAGTGACTAATTGGGCAGAACCACTTCCTGATAATCCATTAACGGTGAGATTTGTACTTCCGGAACCAAATGTTAATTTAGATGCTGATAATATTTCTGTAGTACCATCATCAAGAATTAATGTATATCTTTTCTGAGTATATGGAAGGAAAACTTCATTTTCACCTGCAGTTATAGTTGCCGTAGAACCATCCGTTATAGTTACATCATAAGGTCTTCTTATGATTAACGTAGCATCATTCAGAGATACATTAGAAATATTTTCTTTAGAGAATGAACTATAAATGGAGTTATTGGGGGAGGTATTTCCACTTGGAGATTTTTGTTGGAAAGTGGTTCCTAACAATGAAAGATCATTAACTTCAATTGTAGTGGATGGTAGTGCACCATCTACAAAACCAGAGACCGTAGTTATTCCAGAAATTGTGATTTGTGTTTGTGATACACTTTCTACTTTAGCAAAAGATTGATAATCTAAAGAAGCTCTTTGATATCCTAAAAGATTACCAGTTTTTACGATTCCAAGAAAATCTGCATTTGGTGCTGTTACTGTAGAAATTCCATTACTAGCGGCTGTAATTGATGCATTTCCAAATACCAATCTTGTGGAAGGAATGAAATTAGCACTAAACGTTTGACCTGATCCAACAATGCCATGCATTGATTGGAAATCGGATATTTTATAATTAGTAACTTCTCTAGTTGATCTAGAATTATCTTCTACACCGTTAAATAAGAGTCTTTCCCCTTCAATAAATTCTCCCTCAACATCATATGCTGTGATTGCTGTTCCAACAATAGCATGTCTTAAATATCCAGTAGCTCCACTAGTTCTACCCTCAATATATGTTGGTATTGTAAGTGAAACTGATTCGTTTACAGTAATATCCGAATACTTACTAATATCCCACAAAGAAATATTCCACTTATTTAATTCTGGATAAGTGGAATCATATGAACCAGATTTTAAATTAAAATCATAAAGTCTAGCGATACCAATTTCTTTACCAGCAGTGACTGTATAATCAGTTCCGACTCTCTCATCTCTCATACTGATAGTATAAGATGTATTGATTCCTACTGATGGACAACCATTCACACTATTAACGACAAAAGATGGCCCAAAACCAAAATTTATTCCTTGATCTTCTAAAGTTTTAGTTGTTCTTGGTTTTTCAAAATCAATTAAAGTGGGAGATATCGTCTCAACTTCAAACCCTCTCACATAAGCTTTTCCAGGTGAAATTTTATAGATACCAATATCATCTGAGGGAACATTTCCTGAAGGAGTTAATTGATTTTCATTAAATAAACCTCTATTACCAAAACCATTATTTAAACTATTAACAACTTTAGTTACAAACTCCTTTACATAATAATTTCCAGATTCCTCAAAAGTTCTTCTAGCAAATTCTTCAGAAATAATATTATACTCTGTATTAGTTACTATATCTCTTAGAACTCCATTTTTTACTTCTGCTAATTGGATAAAATTTTGATCATTATAATCATCAGATGATTTTTTTGAAAGTGTTGCAGTAATCTTTAATCTATCTGCACCTGGAGCCGTATAATTATTAAATCCTTTTGCATTATCATTTAAAGATTCATCAACATCGGAAGAAATAATTTGTTCGACTACATTGAAACCAATTCTATAACTTGAATTATTACTATACTGATCTAAAATTAAAGTTTGACTAGAAACATTTACAAAATATCCTCTCAGGAAGTAGACACCATCACTAATACTCATTGATGATCCAATAGCTGAAGCATCTTGTGAAATAGCTTTAGCAAAACCTTCACCAGCAGAAATGAAAGTCGTAGCGTAATTAATACTTTCGTTAGTTAAAAGAACTTCATTATCTAAAAATGTTGAGGAAGATAAATCTGTAGAGCTACTATCGATATAATCAATGTATAATGTACAGTTTCCTCTCTCGGATTGAGAACTGGTGATATATTTTACTACTCTTGCTGTTATACCTGAAGTTGCACCAGTAATCGTTTTACCAATCAATTGATCTAGATATAATGTAACCGGAATTCCAAGATAGTCTGAATCAATTTGAATGGCATAAAAATTTTTCTGGTAAGAAAGTCCACCAGGAATTACCATAGCACCTTCTTTGAAAAGGTGATCTCCAACACTTTCTACTTGATTTTGAAGAATCGATTGAAGTGTCGTTAATTCTCTAGCTTGAACCGGAAAACCTGGTTTAAACAGAACCTTATAATAGTCTTTTTGTGAGTCAAAATCGTCAAAATAAGGGGCGACGTTGAGATTAGTTTCCTGTGGCATAATTCTTTAGAATTGTAAAATTATTTTTACGTCTTCTTTTTGAGAAGATGATCTTGTTACAGAAGGTCTGTTGTCAACATAAATGATATTTCCAGAATACTTTTTGGACTCTGGTTGTGCAACACCCCTTACGAAGTTTTGACCCAAGTAGTAGGTTCTATTATTTATTACCGTAGATATACCTGTAAAAGAAGTACTAATTGAAAGATTTGTACTTCCACCAACAATCACTACACTTCCACCAGAACTTGGTGATGGTGTAAATCTAAGAGCTTCAAATCCATACGTAGGACTCGAATTTTTTGTCCCATCAGAATTGAATCCAACATTTGTTCTATCCTGCCAATACTTTAATACTCCTGTAACAGGATCATATGAAACGACTCTTCCAACAGATGTAGAACCAAGACCAACTGTTTGTCTAATTTCCGAATCTGCTGTAAATGTTGCAGAACTGTAACCAGCTCCTGTCAATCTGAGTGCATATGTAGCACTTGCTTTATCAGTTGTTAAGAGTGATGTAGAATTATAAGCTTGTGGATTTTCTACCAATCCAACTCTAGCAAACTGATTACCAGTGATAAAATCTGGGTTATCAGTGTCATTCTCAAATCTAGAATATGCCAGTACGTTATATGCACCAAGTTCACGGTATATATCAAAACCATGTCCACCAGGAGGTGGGATAATTACGTCAAATACTGGTGAAGTCGTTCCAGTTGGTACATTTCCAGATTTCAAATCTACAGTGCCATATGTATATCCACTACCACCCTTAGAAATAGTAATTGATTCTACTTTGGAATCATTATTGATTACTATAGTAGCCGTAGCACCACTTCCATCACCTTTGATTGGAACACCGGTATAAGTTATATTTGGAGAACCTAATCCGACTCCACGATTTCTGATAGTAACTACTTTAAGTTGTCCACCACTTGAAGCATTATTTCTTACCGCAGTATTTTCAGAACTAGTTTCCCAATTAGTTGGTACAGGAATATAATTTGTAGAGTCAAATTTAATAGCTTGACTTGGTTTGATAGTATAAAGATACTTCCAAATGTATCCATCACCACTACTACCAGCTTCTCTTGGTTCTAAATCAGTAAAAGTTGGTTCATCAAGAGAAGGCCCACCATTAAAATTATTTTCTGGAGAAGCATTATTATAGAGACAGATGTAAACTCTATAATCACTATTCATTACATAAAAATTAGAATCATAGATGTCAAATGATGATGATGGTAGAGATGGATTGTCTCTTGTTATATCATTTCTCCACATATCATAAGTGGTTCCAGATTGCCAGGTGATTTTTCTGACAACCTGACTAATGTCACTAGAGTTGACCTTTTTTAAGGCTAACATCGTGTCCCAATAATCATTAGATTGATCTAAACTATCTTTTGGGGATGGGGGATTCGTATCCCAATCCGATTGATAGTCAGATGCATTTGGTAATCCAATAAACGTATAATAAGAATTGGAAGTAGATTGAACCCCACTAACAAAATTTTTCGCATTTAATATACGAAGTTGATCAGTGATTATAGCTGCCATTTTTACAAATGTTTTTTTCTATTTATTATATACACCTCTGGGATACATTTGCCCACTTACTGGTCTTCTTCCATCTAACCATCCTCTTCTAGTTTCTTCTACTGTTATATCACGATTTTTTCCACCTGGTTCTGTATTCTCAACAGTAAATGATGTTTCTGTTGGAGAAAATGCTGTAGTTGCAAATCCAACTACAGCACTTGATAAATTTGGAATTGTAAAATTAGTCATCAAACAGTCCTCGCACAGAAGAATACGCCAGCAGTTTCATTACTCTTATTATAAGAACCAGTAATCACAGTATAAACTTCAGATCCACTGATTGTAATCGTATCACCCTGAACAATATCTTGTCCTGATGTATCCAGTTGTAAATCAATTACTACAAAATCATCAGGCATATAATAAGGACAAGGAATCAGATTTCCATTAATTGGAATTCCTTTAATCACTGAACGATATGTTGTGATTGGATATCTGTTTCCATAAGCAGTAGCATTATTTTCAATTATTCCTCGATCTTTAAATCCACCAGTTCTTGAATAAATTGTTGCGTGTGATGGATCTATAGTATTATACCCATCAGAGATGTTAGCAGAATCTGTATAATTTGTTTGTGATGAAGTTATACTATAAGTTTTTATTGGACGCGCGTCTTGATAAGAACCATCATAAATTTGTGCCCATCCTGCTTCCGCAGTTCTTGTACTGGTACTATTATCACTTGGTGCATATCTATTTCCAACTAATATAGTTTTAAATCCTATCATTGCAGTGTTTCCCTCAGATTGATTTAATGATGGATCCACATCAATAAAAGTCATTCCCGCAGAAAATACTTCATCCAAATCCCAAAGATCTGAAGTAAAATTGTGAATGATAAAAGTACTAAATGTACTGTCATTTATAACGCCACTGACAGATGGTTGATTAAAAGAAAGAACTGCAAAGGAAGGATCAATAGATGAACGATAGACATTTAATTTTAAATCATGAGTTGTTGGAGAGTTAATTGTTGCATATTGAAAACCCCCATATACTGCAGAAATTTGTGAACTATCATCTATATTATAATCTAACGAATTATTAGTAGAATCAGAGAATACTGAAATGTCTAAATGTTTAGTTCCTCTGAATGAATCTCTATATCTTCCACCTTTATCTGAAGTGTTAGTTGTATCAAATGGAAAAAATGAAGATCCTGCAGTAAAACTCATCCTATAATCATCATAAGGTTTAAAACCTCTGTAAGTCACTCCAAATCTTTTATTTGTATCAAAATCTTGTTTTAATACACCCCAAGGCCGAGTTGAATCAACCGCAGGAGAAAAGTTCTTATCAAAGAATTGATTAGTTGATCCATAACCAACAGGAGTTGCACCACCATCAACTGCTACTGTAATACCAATTGCAACAGCACCATTAGCAGAACCACCAATATCTTCTGCAGATAGAGTCACATATTCACCATCAGTATAACCATATCCAGGACGATTTACATAAATTGTATTTACGGTCCCACCATTTCTATAAACCTCAAAAGTTGCACCAGTTCCAATACCAGATGTTGTTGTAACAGGAACATCAAAATAATCAGTGCCAGCAGAACCAACAGTTCCACCTCCACTATAATCACTAATACTCGTAACTAACCCTGAGATTTCAGTTCCGTGTAGTTCCAACCAAGTGAATGCTTGTTCTAGTTGATCAATAACATCAGTTCTTGCCCAACCTGCTGCCTTTGCAATTGTAGTCGTTGTAATAGCCATTTTTTACTTATGCCTCCAGTTGAAGAATTGTGAGATTTGCTGTAATTGCTTGAGTAGAACCTGAAAGATTCTTAATTGATACATAGATTGTTGTAGTTTCTGGTTCATCCAAATTACCACCAGTTACAAAAGGTGAAATAATTTGTGTTGTCGAGATTCCTGTTGTTACAACTTCAGCAATCACTCCACTTCCAGGTAAAGGATCTTCTCCAACACTTCTGGAAACATCAGTATCTCTTGATACACTATCAGTATATATTCTTAACCACCCTTCTGTAGATAAACCAACCTTCATTAGTGAATAGGACTTAAATCCAGTAATGTCAGTATTTCCAATTCCATTGTTTGCAATAGATGTTGTTGAACCAGAAACTATTGTTCTACTTTGTAGTGTATTTGTATTACCAAATCCAACACCATAATTAGTGATGTTGAGAGTAGAAATACCAGTAATATTGGATCCACTCCCACTAAATGATGTTGCGGTGACAGATCCAGTAATGTTTACATTACCAGTTCCAGTAATATCATTACTATTAAGATTTAAATTACCACCAAGTCGTGGTGAGGTATCTCCTACAATTTCAGTAGTGATACCAGTAAGGCTTGAATATGGGTAATTGGTAGCATCACTTAAATCAAATGCTGGTGTTGCATCTGCAGTACCTAAAGATAATTGAACACCACCATAAGAAACTGTAGAATTTGTTAACTTATTATTATCAATTGTTGTTAATGAAGATCCGTCACCCAAAAAAGTATAAACTTCATCAAAATTTGAATTTACCTTTACTGCACCTTGAAGTAAAGTGTCTCCGGTTCCATCATTAGGAGTTGTTCCCGTACTAATTCCTAATTTTGACATTATTTTTATTCTTTTTGATTATTTATAATATTAAATATAGTTTTTAAATTTTAAAGGGTTAGATCTTGAAACAACAGCCGATGTAGATATTCCACTATATCCATTATTACCATAGAAATTGAATGAATTCCTTTTCAGTGGTGTGGTTAGTACAATCTTACCCCAACTAAAGTCTCCAAAGTTTCTATCAGAAGAAATTCCACCACCTAAAACATCAAAAACATTACTATCAAAAGTGAAACTAGTAGAATCAAAAGATTCTGAAAGACTGTCAAATGATACTGTCGAGTAACCAACTATATTTGCAAATACTCTTCTTATAGCTGTAGTACCAACACCGATGACTTCACTCTGTTCTGTATAAACACTAGAAACCTGATATACATTATCAAGGAATGTCGTAGTTACTCCAATAACAGTTCCATCTATCGATTCAGATATAACAGTTCCTGTTGTAGTAATAGCTACATTCGTGTTAAATAAGGTAAAGTAATCTCCGGTAGAAATTCCACTTATTGTAATTCCGGTGCCAACATAGTCATCATCTCTCATAAAAGAATCGGTAGGAATATAAAAATCAACTATGAGTTTATTTTGAGAACTTTGTGTAGTCAAACCAAATCCTACTAAAGTTCCATAGTCACCTTGATAAGAAGAAACACCAACTTCTCCTACTCTAACTGTATTTTGTTCTGAAATCAATACTGGTGGTAAATTAGTGGAAGTATATCCGGTTCCTGGACTTGTAATGGTAAATCCAGTAACAGTTCCTCCAACAGAAATTGTAGAAGTTACAGTAGCTCTAGATTCAGTTCCAAGACCAATTGGATTTCCAATAGTAACTGATGGTGCATCTGTATATCCAGAACCAGCATTTACAATATTTACTGAAGTGATTGTTCCAGCTGAGGAAACAGTAACAGTAGCTGAAGCTCCAACAGTAACATCTTGTGAAGTGATGTCTATCTTATCTTGAAAAGCCTTTACCAAAGCTTCATTTTGTGAATTGAATAACGGTCTAACACTATCTACATAAACTAATGTAGATCCGACACCGACAGATTGGATGATAAAAGAGGATGGGTATATTAAAGGTTCATAATTTTCTCTATCCTTTCCAATCTTTATGCCATCAATCACTTTATCCGTTGTTTGTTTACACCAAGTGACTGGTCTCGATAAAGTTGCATCTGTGGTTATTCCTGGGCCAAGATAAGGATTTGTATTAACACTATCTACAGTTAGTATATCAGTTACAATTCTATCATCTTGATCTAAACCAGAACTTTGACCTTTGTTTGGATCATTATTGATATTTAAAGAGTCACCAACTTTAACAGTAGGTAAAATATCTCTAAAAATAACATCAACATCATCACCACTTCCTTTATAAAATAAAATCTTAGAAGTATCACCTTGAGTTGGTGGTTCATCAAATTCTATAATACTACTTCCTTTCATACTATAAGAAAGAGATGGTTCTTGAAGGATATCATTTATGAAAATCAATAAAGTTTGTTCAACATCAATATTCGAACCTTTGGATGATGAGATTGCGAACAGTTCACCATTCTTTCTCAGTCTAAATGATTTTCTTGTCCCATCAAAAAATTGATCGATGTTATCTAGAACATCAAGAACACCAATACTCCAACCATTGAAACTATCATTATATATTCTATCGATTGTTAATCGAAACTCACTAAATGTTTTACTAGTATCTGTAGGAATTCCTGTTGTCCCACCAATAGGAACAGTTAATATTTCACCATTTCCAAATCCATATCCAGTATCTTGAAGAGTAAAGTTAATTATACTAGAACCCTGACCAACTGTTATATTGACAGTTGCACTTAGTCCCGATCCAACTGCAGAAACAGAACTATATTGAAGTGGAATGTCTTCATATCTTAGTGGTTCATCGAAAACAACCAATGGTGGATTGGTTGATGTATATCCACTTCCAGGATTAGTAATCGCAACACTAACAATGTTTCCCCCACTAATTGATGCAGTTCCAATAAATTCTATATTAGGAGTTCCTGAACTATATGTTTGAACTCCAACATTGACTATTGTTTGAACTCCTACTCTGTAACCAGATCCACTATTTCCAATACTAATTGAGGAAATAGTTCCGGAAGTCGAAACAACAGCTGTTCCTCCAGCTGCAACTAAAGGTTGATATCCAAATCCTTCAGTGGAAGCGAGAGAGATAATTGAACCACCCAATGGAAGACTAGTTCTATTTGGATCATATCCTTCTGGAACACTATTAGATCCAGTAAATGTTATAGTTGTGATTCCACTTCCCTCCTGAAGATCATAATCACCACTTTGTGAAAAATCAGAAATTCTCCTAGGTTGTTGGAATATACCATTAACTAGTATAATTGAATTCCAAGTAGATATTCCTGATACATTGGATTCATTAGATTTTAATGTAAAAGAACTTTGAACACCAGTGAATTCTTCAGATATATCATCAAAAATATAATTATCAGAATAAGTGTGTTCTGAACTATTTTCAATACCAGATCTTAAGAAGGTTCTTCCTTGGAAAGTTGAATTAGTAGTTATACCTGTCCAATCAACTTCTTCAGGTCCAAGAAATGAAGTACTCAATGGAACCTGACCATATGGAGCTTGTGAAAAATTCAATGTGTTTCTGGTAATATTATAATTTCCAATAATTTTGGTAACTAATGAATTTGTATTATGGCTTGCAATAACTGTACCCATCCATGCTCTTCTTACGTCAACATTATTTTCACCACCAATACCAACATCTGTAACATAGACAATTTCATCATCAATTTGAAGAAGATCACTAGAACTAATCGAAGTAACACCAGATATTTCAAATCTGGTATCAAAAACAATATTCTCATTTAGGAGGGCTGTGACTCCAGAAGAAACAATAGGTGATTGAATCATATTATCAACCGCAATCAAAACTTTAGAATTTTGATTAGTAGAAGTGAGTCTATGAACAGTACCAACTCCAACTGAAGTAAAATCAAATGTTACTGGGTCAGATGCTAATGCATCTTCAGCCGAACCTGCAAGTCTTATTCTTACATCAGAATCCTTCACAACATAAACTGTTGATGGCAGTTTATCCGTAACTCCAACACCTGGTACATTTGTGGAGGCTATTGAAATTGGGCTAGCATTAGGGTTCAATCCATTAACAACAGCTTGATAATCAATTTTTTCTCCAGTAACAAAGAAATGTTCAGTAATAATTATTTGATTATCAACTAAATCAACAAATTCTGTACTTGACCCATCAATTTCCCTTTCAAAAACATCAATTCCTTTATGTGTAATGTCAAATGTTGTTTTTAGATCAAGAAGAGATCCTGTATATCTTCCGTCATTGCAAATAATTGATTCATTATTTAAATCAATTTCTTCAGGTCTAGTATTATCGTCAAAAATTTGTATTGGAATTTCAAATGTTCTGACTTGAACTGCCGTACTTGGATTGGGAGTGAAATCAATACTAATGTAATTGCCAGTGGAACTTATACCTATAGTTCCAATTGATCCACCAGATTGAACATTTCCATATTCAACAAAAGTTTGAATATTGGATGAATTTAAAACAAGAACCTCGAATGTTTCATACTGACTATTAGTAGTGTCTTCGACGGTTATAATATTATATGATGTATTGTAGAATCTTTGATCATAAGAAGCTATGCCTACAGCTGATGGTGAACCAGAAGAAGGAATAGATTTATAATTTGTTATTAAATCAGCAACACTTAAACGAATACTTCCAATACCAGTAGAGTTGTCGGATATTGAAACAATTGATGCATTTGCTGTCAATGCGACACCAACACTTGGTGTAAAGTCTATCTTAATATTTCCACCATCAATATAAGAATAGAAAGTTCCAAATCCAGAAGTTCCATTTGTAACAATAGATCCATACTCCAGTTCATAGACATTAGTTCCATCATGAATAATACTCAGTTCTGTTCCATAATGTTCTTGAGAAGTATCTTCCAGATCTACAAGTATTTTTGCAGATCTATAAGTTGAAGAAATTGATACGATTGTAGTGGTCGTAGCTACAGCAACATTTGTCTGAGAAGAACTTATATGAACAATGTCTCCAATATCCGTACTTCCGACACCAACAATACCATCTATACTACTGAATGAAACTGTAGATAAATCATAGTTATTGTATTCTGATTTAATTGGATAGAATGTTAAATTCCATTCTCCATTAGGATTATCAGTTGGAACAAGATAATCAAAAGATCCTAATTCCGTTACTGTATCAATAGTTGCATATTCTTGTAGATAAGCAGTATTAGCTTTTTGTATCAAAGAAACGATCGAGGCTTGTCTTTCGTCGCTATAAACAGTATCTTTTGCAAAAGTAATTATTTTATTATATCTATATGATAGTGGGAATTTTGAAACTGAAGTGAATTGTGTTGGTCTAATGTTACTATTAAATAGATAACTAATGTCATCAATATAAAGAACCCTATTTCCTATAGACTCATAAAAATCTACTAAGAATTTATTATTGAAATTTATTTCTTTAGATATTAAAGTACCATCATTGTTTATAACTGTCTCAGTAACATTGTCAAAATCATAAACACAATTGAGATCAGCTTCACCAACAATATCAACAGTTAGTTCTAAATTACTATCTTCTGGTAAGGTAACTGATGGACGACTATCATCTCGAATACTTATTACTTGAAGATCGGAGAACTTCTCAAATCCAGCTGTATGATCAAGTGAACTTACTGGATCATTCCAAGTGTCATAGGGTATTCTTGATTTGAGAGAATATGAGAATTTTTGATAGTATTCATTATTTGGTATTTTTTGTAAATTATTATTTAAGAATCCGTAAATTTGTTCCCAACCGTTAATGAATGTAGTGCCAGAACCAACAATGATTTCTGCGTCAAATTCAATTTGTTTTTTAATTGCAGCTTTTGACTTGGATGTTAATCCTTGAATTATTTCACCATCTAAAAATTCATCGGAGGAAGAAACAAATAAGTATTCAGCTGTAGAATTCCATCTTTGTACAATCCCAACTTTTGACCCAGATACCACTGTCTCACCGACCAACAATTGATTTGTTTTAAGGGTAGGATTAAATATAGGGAACTGGTCTTCTGGAATTATTCTACCATAAGAATTTATTAAATCCATAGATCCTGGAGTTTCACCACTACTAATAAATCCTTCAAGACTGTAATCTACATATGCACCAGATCCACCAAGAGATGTGTTGACTCCAGTAAGACTAAAGAGTTGATAATTATATTTTTGAGAATTATAACCTTTTCCAGTAGAACCAGAACCAACACTCACCCCCTCAACTAAAACTTTTGATCCAATTGCAAATGGGAAAGTATCAGAAGCACCAAAGAGTTCATTCAAATAAACACGGACATTTTTAGTTGAAGATGTGTATATTATTGAAGAAATTCCTACACCATTACTGTTATTTGTTGGAATGATTCTTGGATTTATGTTGTAAATTCCAAAAGTATTCTGCAAAATTGTTACCTCAGTATCTCCTAAATTGTAAAATATATCAATATCTTTAACAACTTCATTTGTAAATCCATCAAGAACTACTAATTTTGGAGCCACCAGATAGTTTCGACCACCAGAAGTAATACCAATACTTTCAAAAGAGGAGAATGGATCTATATTTAAAATTTCTGGTAAATTGGCAGTTAATCTTATCGTATTATCTGTAGGATAATTGAATCCGATTTCATTAAACTTATACCCAGTGATTTTTCCAATGTTTTCACTGAAAGCTTCTAAAATTACACCAGTTCCATTGGTACTTGATACTGTTGTTATTCCTGGTAAAGTTTCATAAGAACTTCCACCATTTAAAACATCTACTTTTTCTACAGATCCTAGAGCCGATGAAGAATTTGTATTATAAGATGATGAAGAATTTGAAGAATTATATGTGGTAACTTTGGGTGATGAAGTTATATTATAAGTAAATGTTGTTGACCCGACACTAGTAATTGAATATGATCCATTATATGGTGATTCGATGAGATTGATTTGATTACTTCCATTAACAGTGTTATCAATAACAGATTTTTTAAAATCTGGTAAAATGTCAAGATTCAATTGATTGAATTTGTAATATAAAATAGATGGAACAAAATCACTTACAAATAAAGTTAGGTTTGCATTAGAATCTATACCTGGTCTACCATTTCTCTTCACCTCAAATGAAGAGGTTTCTGGTAAAGAAAGAAATTCGTTTAAGAAATTTTTATCACTATACAAATTCAGATTAAATGCTGAATATAAATTAGAATTATTAGTAAATGCTAAAGAAGAGTCTGATAAATCAAACTTTAAAGTATTGTTTTTACTTACATTTACACTTGGATTAATTCTTGAAAGTGTTCCACTTCCAGCAGTAGTGATATTGACAAAATTTGGTGATTGAGATGTCAAATCACTATGATTTCTAACCAATCTAATTTCTGTTTGATCGTAAGTAATTACATAATACATTTCCTCATTAATCAAACCTCCAGATGGTGATGAGGAAATATGTATCACTCTATCTCCAGTCTTGAAGTCTCCAGAAGAAAATTGAATAGTATTTTTTGTAATGTTAACATCACCAGAGGTGAATGATTTTGGATCAAATACTATTCTTCTATTATAATCATCATACTTCACTTGAACAGTGATAACATCTTTTGGTTTCACATTGATATTAATTTTATCTCTTACAGTCAAAGAATGTGATGATGCTGTGGATACAGTAACAACATTTTTATCAACTTTACCACTTAGAACATTATTGAGATTTGTTTTAAAACTATGTGTATTTCCAGTTCCAACACTTGTAAAATAAAGAAGTGCACTATCTGTCCCCAAACCAATATAAGATCCTGTAGTACCTATTCCAATTTTATTGGAACTTATACCAATATGGTTATCGGTAATGTTAGCAGCAAACAGATTTGGATAATCCGTGAGATCTTTATACGAATCAGTACCATTCCAAACTTGAATGGAAGTTCCACCGTTTGAAGAATAAGTAATTGGATCATTTAGTTTTAATCCATGCTTTGGATAATAAATTCTTTGTGGAGATACAAAAACTTGTGTAATTCCAGCACCTGGATTGGAAAATGTAATCGTATTACCAATACCTGTTCCAAGTGCTGTTCCAATTCCAACAGATTCTGAAGGATCAAAATAGAGTTCTCTATTGACCTTAAAGATTCTAGTAGTTTTTATTGAACCTACATTTACAGTAAATTTTGAACTATCTTCGTAAATTTTTGTAGATCTAGTGTGTGCAGATCCAACTGTAGATTCCTGTTCTCTCAATACACGGAATCTTGAATTTAACCTATCAATATTCAATACTTTTACTTTTTCTGTACCAATTCCAAGAATATCATTTTCTCTCACAATTGGATAATCAAAAGATCCAGATACATTGATGTAAGTAACTATTCCAGTAGATGTTGCTGATTGAATTCCTGATGTTAAAGTCCATGTAGATGTATTGATTCCTACAACATAAGAACCATCAAATCCTTTGTAATAACTAGAAAGACCAACAATTTGAACTACATCATTGGATAATAAATTGTGAGGAGTTGTAGTAAAACCTGTGAATAGATTTGATATTGGTAAAAATTCAACATTACTATTAGTCTCAGTATTAAGACTTATCGTATCAATTTCCTTACCACTGATTCTAGAAACTTTAGCTGTTGCATCAAATCCACCAGTGTTTTCATTATTGAAAACAACCTCATCTCCAATTTTGTAGTTGTCTCCACCAGTAATTATTCCTACACTTTGAACTTCACCTCTAAGTGATGAAGTTACTTCAATTGTTTGTTTTTTGATTGAATCTGAATCAAAGATATAATCATATCTACTATTACTCCTCCTTATGTGATATGGTATAATATATCTTAACCAAGTATTAGTTTGTAAATTATAATCAGTTTGATTAGATATACTTCTGAAATTGAAATTATTTGGAATCGATTTGTAGGTATTACCAATTAAATATGGAAAAACTGGTCTTCTGTGATCAACGAATGGGCCATCACTATCCACATTTTGATTTATAGTTGAAAAATATGCATAGACACCATTTGGATAATCTGGGGTTACACAATATCTTCCATTGTTTTCATCTAGATCACCATTTCCAACATATCTAAAATCTTCAATAAAAAATCCCGAACTAAAATTAGGTCTATCCAATTTCATTGATTGATTTACATATCCAGATTTCATTCTACGAATTGATCCAGTACCATCCTTATTTGAGAAACCATATGGGCCATAAATTGGATTTCCATCATATGCCCAACCTATAATTGGGGAATGGTATCTACTATCAATTTCAGTCCCATCAAAAATCAAATCAGGAGTACCATAAACGGTATTATCCTCATCATTTCCAGATATCGAATAAGTACTTTTCCTTAAAGGTCTTGGAGCATATAAGTGTGAATATTGAAGACTCTCATCACTTATATTCCCAGAAATAAATCCATCGTCATCTCTAATGTTATCAAAATTTCTCTCAAATAAATTGACTGTCCAAATTTTGATACCAACATCAGATTTTGCACCTGATCCTGCAGGAGTTATAATGATAGAAGTTTTATCTCTCACATATCCAGCACCACCTTTAATAACTTTCACCTCAGTTATTTCACCATTTGATATAACTGGAGTCAATACAGCATTCTTACCAGTTCCACTTACTATAGTAAGATTTGGTGGTGAATTATATCCCCTTCCGGAGTTAGTAACTTCAACTTTTGTTATCTGGCCATTCTTTATGATTGGAACTAATTGTGCATTTTCTCCACTAAAAAATGAAATACTTGGTTGTCTATTGAAATTGATAACTTCAGAGGAACCATATTTACTTCCACCACTTTCTAAACTTATCGAATCTAAAGAACCTCTGAAAATTGGTTGAACCTTACAAGAAAAATCTTGACCTGAAGAAGTCGATACACCAATTATACCATCAACAGTTACCGTTATTGGTTCGTAGTTAAATGAACCATTACCATCAGAAGTTAAATTTTTAAAGATATTATTGTTATAATAATAATCAGCAGCGGTTGATCCTGTACCAATTTCTGTCAATGAGAATTTATCATCGTCAACTTTCACAACATAATAATTTTTATTTTCAGATATTCCTGAAATAGGTGATGATCCAGCAGTATATCTAACAATGTCTTTAGATGAATATCCGTGATTAGATATTAAAATCTGATTCAATGATGTACTAATACCAGATGTTGGTATAATTCTTTCTTTGTTTTCATAACCATATCCAGAATTTGTAACTAAAATATCAGATACTACTTGTTTCTTTTCGGATGATTTGATTATTTGTGTGCCAGTTCCATAAGATGTTAAAGATATTGTATTAATTCCAGAAATTGAGTCACTTTGATTTTTGTAAAGTTTTATAGTTTTATCATTTACAATACCAACATAATAAAAAGATCCTGTTGAAATACCACCAACAGATGTTTGTGAATTTGTTAGATAAACAATTTTTTCATAATCTCTGAATTTATGGAATGTTGAAAATCCAATCGTATCATTTGTCAGATTTACATCCGAAGAAGTGGACTCCGAGTTAAAAATAACCTCATTATCTAAAGAAATTAAATTAACTTCTGCAGCAGCATCTCTTCCATTACCACCATTTATCTTCACAATGGGAGTATTGACATAATCAAATCCTGGATCAATTATTTCAATTCTTTCTAATTTTCCAGATACTGAACACTTACCAGTAGCTCCAGTTCCAACTTCATCACTAATGATCAAACTAGGTGGATTAATTACATCATATCCACTTCCAGGTGAAGAAATCACAATTTCTTCAATTTCACCATAGTACACTACGTCAGAGGATTTATAATTTAAAATTTCAACACCGTTGATTAAAATTCCAGTATATCCTGGCTCAGTTTCATAAGTAGTTTCAATATTTGAAGGATTAGTTATTTCTCTATAAATTGATTGTGGCAGAACATTTTTATTAAAGAAATTATAATATATAATTTCATTATCCTTAACAGTACCGTTTAAAGTTATAAATTTATTTACAAATAAATTGCCCTTACTTCTAGCAAGTTTAAAATTATTACTATCTACTCTACCGACATAATATACACCCTCATCAACATCTTCAAATCCATTTATAGATTCGGTTATAGTCTGTATACCATCAACATCAGTTGATACAGTTTCAATAATAGATGGTTGATAGTAAACAACATCACCAGTATAAAAACCATGATTCAATAAATTTAAAGTTTGTGTGGAAGTAAAAGTTCCACTAAATTTAATTTTTTTATCATATGGATTAGTAATTATATTGTAATAATTAGGAATGGAATTACTAGATACTAAAATATTATCAGAAGAATTCACATATGTATTTTGAACATTGGCAAAATATTGTTTCAGTATAGGATATTCGGTAGAATTGCCCTTCAATATTTGATTTTCTATTGTATAAGTATCATTTAAATTTAAATTTGCAGAAATTTTAGCAATAAAAGAATTTGAAGAATTAACACTCAACACATACCCAATAGTTGATACAGTTTTAGTAGAATTTTGAATTAAAAAATTGTATCCTGGTTTCAATTCAATATCATTATATGTTTTGATAGAATATTTTTCCTCACTCAAATCAATTTGATTAACACTCTTAACATCAAATTTTGATTTGACATTATAATTCCAATTTTTTAACTTTTCATTAGTTTTAGTATATCCAAAATTCTTTACACTAATAAGATCACCTTTTTTATAAGAGTGAGATTTTGATAATTGTAGATCCTTTAGAGTCGATGTAATTCTCACTCTAATTTCTCTACTTCTATCAAATCCAACAAAAGCGTAAGAATAATCATTCAATTCGATATCACTTTTCGAACTGATCCTATTTCTTACACCAGTAACATTTAAAAATTGAGTAATATTTTTTCCACTATATGATAAGAGTAGATCATTATTATCAATGTCCTTAACTGCAAGAGAACCGGCCTCTGGGAATGATGAGGTCGAGTCTACATCAATAGTAGTAGAATTTATACTTACATCATTCAATATTTTTGTAACTGGATTTGGAGAAAATTGACTGTAAATTGTTCCATCAACATCAATATCTCTTTGATATCCATAGTCAACACTTATTTTATAGTAATCTCCTTCACTATAATTAATTTTTTCTACATCGGATACAGATCCTCTAGCTCCTGTAGTATTTTGATATAGAGTTAAGTTCTTAAGTTCGAGTGGATTTCCTCGAACTGCCTTCACAACAAAATCTTGAGTAACTCGATAGTCTGCATCTGATGGCCTAAAAAGATATTCACTTGGGTGTATGACTTCTACATCCTCTCCATACAAAGCACCAAAAAGAATTTTAAAGGATCTATCAGTTCCCTTAGTTTTGTAAAAACTGTCAACATTATAGATAAAATTCTTCTGATTTAAATTAGAGGCTAAAGATCTATCCTGAAATCCTGGTGTGATCTGATTTTTCAGTTTTTTAAGAAATTCCTGTAGAAAAATAACGTTCAAATTATAAATTATAGCACCTGATTTATGAGATGTAATTGAAGAATTACTAAAAACTAACTCATCTGGTGTATTCGATTTTTGATAAGAGGTTACTCCACTAAAACCTCTTACACAACCTTCAAATGTAGTATCAGTTTTAGTTTCATAAAAAATTATTTCATCATCAATTTTAATCAATCCATTAGTGTCTACAAATCCTTCAGTAAAGTTATCATCTAAAGAACATGTAATGGTTGTTCCTGTGATGGAAAGATCGGCACCAAGAACTGTAGAGTTCTTAAGATTTGTAAGTTCTTCAACTTTTACATATTGATCAATATTTTGAATTAAATCAAGAGTTCCACTTTGAACTTCTTGAGAGAGATAGTACTGCTCAAGAAAATCTACGAGAAGAGGAAAATCTTCTCGTACATATCTTGGAAGTTGACTAGCGACAATATTTTGGAACTTTACTCTATCTACTGCCATTTCTAATATATCTTAATAAGTGGAGGTTGTTGAACCATTATTACTACTATTTACCATACTTGTAGAAGGAGAAGTTGAAGTACTGGTAGTAGTATATACTGAAGAAGTGGACGTTAAAGAGGTCGTTGAAGAGGTAGATGTCGGAGAAGTGAATACTGGTGTTCCACGAACTAAACTACCATTAGAATAACTAGAACTTACTTTATAATTTGTACCCGAAATATCATCTCCAGATGCAATTTGATCTGGAACCATAGTAACCGAAACAGAACTTAGATCGAGTTGTAGATATAAATCTTGTAAACCAATAACATCATTTGAATATGGAGTTGCAGATATCTCAACTAGTGGAATATCTTTGTTAACTTTTGTCGATAGTATTTTTATAGGGTTAAGTTTAATTTCCCCTTTAATATAATCAATTGTACCAATACCTTTTTTTATAACTACTGGTTCTGTAGGTGAATTCAATTTAAATAAGAAAATAGTTCCAGTTTCCAAATCACTGTTTGGAACATCACCAAGATAAACTGTTCCAGAAATTCCACTCACGGTAAATCCAGATGATTTGATATTATATCCAATAACATTACCATCGTAAGTAGAGGAATGTCCATGATTTTTGATATGAAATCTATTACCAAAACAAATCTCATATTCAGCAAACTGATTTAAAAAAGCTGCCATATCTCTTCTTATGTTGACAGTTGTAATATTAGATGTAATTGATTCATTACTATTATCAATGATGTTGAGATATTTACTGTACTTAAATCTAGCTCCAAACTTATTAAGATCCGACGAGTTGGAGTAATTTGTGATGTTTTGGACAATAGTGTCTTTTACATATGATGAAGATGGTGCGAGATTTGTATTATAATAAACATTAGAATTTGATTCTATGTAAAGGTATTTCAGATCAATAATTTCTGGGATAATTCCAGCTACAGTATATTTTCTGAGTTCTGAGAGTATATTACTTTTTATGGTTGAAGATAGATATACACCATTATATGGTTTAATACTGATAAAGACTTTCCCATATGAAGGTGGTGTGAGTTCTTCCCCACCAAAGGCAGATACGGATTCAGATTCTGGATAAATTTTAGGAATCAATGCTTCATAGTCGGAAGAAGTAACTGCTCTATTTTGAGAAGCGTAAATTCTAGGAGCGTATTTTTTAATCGATTCGACACTTTCAATAGACTTGCCACCAAATGACTGATAATTTGTAGCAATTAATGAAACTCCCGATGTAATAGAGTTTCCACTATTATCTCTAAGTGTTCCTGAAAATGTGAAATTGGATATATTGTTTGCATTCTCACCATTAGAAACGATATAACTGACTTCAACAAAATTTGGTTCTTCTAGTTTCTTTCCAAATATACCATCACCAAATAACAACTCATATCTTTCACTATCAATTTCTTCTAAAAAGTAAATCGGTGAATTTGGCCCAATTTCATAAAGATTATCATATTGTAAAAACTTTTCCGAAGTTCCAACATCTATAGCACTTTGAGAAGTTTTTACAATAACTCTAATCAGAGAAGTATCACATCCACTATTTGGTATAATGAATTTTTGATTTGGAGTTCTTGAATTTACAGTGTAAGTGTTTTTAATATATGTTCCTTCGTAAATATCAATGTTGGTGAAGTTGGCAGTTCCAGTGGAGTCTACAGGAACTGTAATATCATCAGGAATTGAGAATATATAACTTTCATTACCAAAAGCACGACTTGAAATAAATGCCGTTCCAGCTTTTAATGTGACGGTGACAGCTGTTGTATTTGATGCATCAACACTAAAAGATATATTTGCTACAGCTGATTTTCTTGATCTTGGAAGATATCCTATATTACGAGCTAGGGAAACTACATTTTCCCTTAAAGTCGCACTATCAATAAACACCTCATTCGTCACCATGTTGGCGTTGTATGAGGTTATGTAAGTATTATATGCAAGAGTATCGATAATCGTTGAAAGATTAGATCCCTCAAAGTCATAATCTGTAAAATTGGAATTTGATCGAAGATAACTCTTGATAGAGTCTCTAATCTGATCAAAGTCTAGATTGCTAAAATTAACTAAAGGCATTTACCTAGTGGGTTCCAAGATGAATGTGAGTTGTTGAACTGGTACATCAATACCTACAATGAAATATTTTATAGTCACATTAAACTCATAACTATCGAAGTCTGGTTCTACTATGACTTCATTCAATTTGACCCGAGGTTCATACTCATTGATTGTATTTTCAATTTCACTTCGAATTGAAGTGGCAGTTAATTTATCAAAATTCTCAAATAATAATTCAGATACTCTTGAACCAACTGTGGGTTGGAAAGGTTTATCACCGGGTTGTGTAAATACAAGATTACGAACTGATCTTGCGATGGCGTTAGCGTTCTTCAGTGAAATCAGATCAGAGTTGATTGGACTGATCTGAAAAGTAGCACTGATGTCTTTAAAACCTTTACTGACACGTTCAAGAGGCACTGACTAGTTGCAACAAACCTGATTTATTTATTAGACTAAAATTCAGTTATGACTACTTGTTTAGAATTACAAGTACACTTATGATCAGGACTAGAACAATCGTCTGACAAAAAAAACCCATCTTCATCAAGTTGAGATTTTTTTCTTTTTGGTGTTCGATCATCATTACTAATCTCCCTAAGAAATTCTTTTTCCATAAGTCTCCTAATGATAATCACTATGCTTTATGTATAAGGTCTGGCAATAAAAAACCAGGTTAAAAACCTGGTTGAAATATAACTTATCGTCCTTGACCCCTATAACGCTTTGGTTTTCCATTTCGACTAGATGCTGCACACTTTGTATGTTTGCCAGATCCTTGACGAGTTTTCTTTGGTTGAGGTTCAATGAATGCCGAACCCATCAGAGATTTTTTGAATTTTGCCATAATTAATTTTACTTTCGACGTTTTCTAGAAGTTGATTTTTGAGAAGAGGTTCGAGATCCTCCTTTTCTTTTTCTTTTGTCTCCCGAACTCCAATTCACTTTTGATTTTTTTCTTTTACCGAACATTAGATAATCCTTGTCTTTTCATGTCCTACACGAATACGTGGATCACACCAGATTTCATAACCAGCCTCAATTGCATCGAGACAGAATGAAACATCTTCACCACACATATCTTGAACAGCTCCAGATTCAAAGACTTGCATCTTGGGAGCAAACCAAGGATACTTCATCTTCTCATTCTCAAAGACACCGTTACGAATCATAACCCAACCGAAACCAGTATAGTCTACCATAAAGGGTTTCTTACGTTTGGTAATACCATCAACCATTTCATGATTCATGACTCCACCATTGTTACGGAAGTCATCTTCATCCAACCAATGTGCAACGGATGTGGTACGTCCATCTTCTGTACTATACCATCCAGCACTGATTGGATTATCAGCTCCTTCAATTTCATTACCATCTTCATCAATTGCTTCAGCTGGAAGTGCAAGATCACATAACTGCCAAAACTTATTACTATCAAAGATGATATCACTATCAATCCAAAGTTGGTAATCATAATGAAGCTTACCATCCCAAGGAATTTGATCAGGTCCTCGAAGAACATTCGCTCCAAGAACTTTACAACGAGCAAAATTAACCATAGAAGAATAATCTTGGCTAATTTGAATACTCATTCCATTTTGTACAAGATCAAAACAAAGTTGTACAAAATTCTTCAAAAACATATATGATACACCACGTCCAGGAAGACAGAATACAATTGCCTTTCCTTTCATTCGTTGTTTGATTGCATCATAATCCCAAAGTTCAGTTTTTTCTTGTTTCTTTGGTGCTGATGCTTTTACGGTAAATCCTTTAGCCATGAATTAGAGTCACTCCATTTCAAATTTCATTATACTTGGATATTTAGTCTTTGTCTAGTAACTTGCCTCTTGATATTGTGAAACTTCCACAACTTCATACGTTACATGATTTGATACATGATTGTAATATTCAAAAAGACCTATGAAACTCTCTTCATCGAGATTATGTGATACACATTTATTGTTCACATAGATATGATATCTTAATTCTTTCATATAATTTTCTTAAGACTCTTGATTATATAGTTTTCATTAACGGATCATATCAATTGATTTTTGAGATGTCCATGTCTCAATTTCAGTTCTCAATCGACCTTCTTTTTTCAGTTTCTCATATCGTTTTGTGGCCTTTTTACGCCAATACTCAATGAGATTATTCAATTCAAACTTATGATAGTTTTCAGGATTTGGAATCAGTTTATCTTCCTTACCTATAATAACTTCTTTTGAATTCATAAATCCATAATTACAACTAAAAGTTCTCTTTCGTTCTGTCAGATTTTTTGCATAATCAATTGTTTTCATAAAGTCTTCCTTTTCATCAGGAAACTCCTTGAGACTCTTTTTCACTTCAGATACCCATTTAGTTTGCATCTTTCTCTTACGAGATGATGCAGTCAATGGGACAAGATGTTTGTTATGATTTCGAACTTTGAAATAATCACATAACTCATCATAGAGTTCGCCCTGAATTAAGGGTACTAAATCACTTACACTGAGACCAATGTATTTGATATAAGGTTTTAACCCATCATACTGTGATGATGATTTACTACTTCCATAGAGAGATGTGGTCTCAAAGAAGGCTAGATCAGTCTGATACTTTTCATCAAACTGTCTCTTCATCTCATGTGAACAACAGAGTAACGAGAGCAACTTGCCACCGAGATAATTGTACCCAAATGGTTGTGTCGGAACAATATTAAATCCCATCACCATTCTATGATTTAAGTTCTTCAGATCTACAACTTCACCTAATAGATCATTACGTGGTTTTGAATAAGTGGTCGGTGAACCCATTCGGATCATTCCGACATACTTTCCTGTATTCGTTTCTTCAATTAACCACCTTAACTTTCTTCCTGGAATACTTCTCTCAATCTGATTACTTCCAGTGAGCTCAAGAAGATTACTGAAAAGTAAATGATACTTTTCTTTTCCCTGTTCCATTGTATCAATACTATGAATCTTGAAGTTCATATCTTCAGGGCTCATGTCAAAATTATCAAAGACATAATCATTATCACTAAACAATGAATTCTCAAAGTTTCGATACTTCAGACATTCTAATTGATAATCAGAAATACTTTCAAATTTGAGATAATATTCTTTAAATTTCTTTGCAACATATCTTGCATCATCTGGTGATAAAATCATCCTCTGATAAACACTCCAATCATCACTTCATTCTACTTAGATTTATCTCTCCTGTCAAGAACCATTTCTCTGAGAAACTTATACATTCTTATCTAAATTATAAAATTTAATGACTAATCCATCTGTTCCATATTTTATCTTGAAATGGAAGTAAACTGGAAGTCCATTGGCAAACACACTGTCAGGATATACAAAATTACTGACTCCATATGTATCAGTAATTATTTGTTTAATTCTGTTGTAAGTTTCCTGAGTTTGTATGGGATTGATTTCAATATGAATTGAATCATCAATAAAGTCACCAGTACTTGTAAAATCCCCTGATAAGTTTATACTCTCATATAATCCATTTAACATGTTACGTGTCATTATAGCCTGATCATAATATGTTGAATTAAATGTCTCATAAGTATCAAAACTAAATCCACATCTAAAATCTGAGGTAAATGGAACCTTTCTTGTGAAGAACGTGACAGGAAAGTTGACAGATATATCGAAAAAATCTAATACATGTTGTTCTAATGTCTTTACATATTCATGAGTAGCAAATACATGAATATAATTATGAGGTGATGTCTCATTACTCGATGTTCTACCAAGACCATACTTGTCCAAATTTATATTATATTCTTCAAAATTATCAACACAATCATGATCTTGCCAGACACCACCTCCTGTCAATTCTCTTTCATACATTCGATACTTAATCATTTCTAAAAATTTTTTGAATGAATTTCACTTTATATATGACTCACATATTCTCTGAAAGGGGGATTTTGCCGGGGGAAATTTTTTATGAAAAAGGTCTGAGAGGTTCAAAAAATCCTGGGGGAATTTTTTATTGAGCGGAAAATAACGCGCGGTTTTTGTCACCTCTGTAGGTTAGGGAAGTTAGCGATTTTTATTCGGGGGGGTCATATATTATAACCCTTTCAGACCCCACTCAGAACCCCTACAGGCCATTATACCTTAAACCCTTATACTTATATCACGTTACACGATCCACGGGGTTACACACAAACCCCCATAAGCCTGTCGATTCGATTATACTGTCATTCTACTATAAGGGGAGAAGAGTGTCAACTACTGTCCCCCCTTATGTGTATATCAGAACTCCAATTCCTCCAGAGTAGGCTCATTCACCTGACTCATATCTTCAGAGACAATAGCTTCAAGAATCTCAAGGATTTCGTTACCAGTGTGACCCTTACGAAGCAGAGAGATCATGATGGACTTGGACATAATCAAAAGAGAAAAGTGTATGGAACTGTTGATGAGTTTAATGACATCATCAGGTCAAGATGTAAGTGTGATCAGATCATCGATTTACGTTTCCGACGTGTAGCTGAAGGAAGAACCTTCACTGTTACTTTCTTGCCACTTGCCTGAATCTCATCAATGGACTGTAGGAGTTGTTGATAGGAAGTCATGAAATAAGGAGAAAAAGTGTGATTAACTGTCTTGAGAGTAAGTGTCAATCAAAGAGGTCTTCATTCAGTTCGAGAGTGTTAACTTTAGGATCACGGTAGTTAACACCATCTTTCGTAGATAATTTGTTGAAAGAACATGCTTCCAGGTAATCTACGAAATCTTCATAACTACCTGCTTCCTGAGCCAAGTGATACAAACCCTCGTCATTGTTGATCCAAAGGGCTACATTCCAAGTCTCATAATTCGTCCAACCGTTGTAGCTGGTGTCGGTAAGATTGGTTTGGAAAGTGGTTGTCATTTGGTGATTGATGTCCTACACTATAAGGGAACTTTGGAGGTTACTAACTTTAATTCAAAATGAGTTTGTTATAAATAGTTGAGTTATTTGTTCCACTGTGTTCAATAACTGGTCGTTGAGTTTATAACACTGAACCATCCTACGGGGTCAATGGTCAGACACAAACTCCACATAAACTGGTTAACACTCAAGGATCGACAAATAGCAGACAACTGAATATCAAAGGGTTGCCAAGGAGTTATAAAAAACTCACCCTTAATTGGTTTTTTTAGTGCTTAGAATCATAAGAAATCTGTGTGTCTTTATGACACTTTGAGAGGGGGGATTGTGAGGATTTCAGAGTCTGGGGGTTGACAAATCGTTCTCCTTATGTTAGAACATCTTAGATCACAAGGCCTCGAAGGTTTATAAGAGTTTCCAGAACATTAACTCGAAGGTTTATAAGATAAAAGAGAACATTAACTCAGAGGTTTATAAGATAAAAGAGAAGATTAACTCCTTCATTAACATAGTTTTCCACAGGTTTTTCCACAATGTATAAAATAGAACTTTACCTTTCTTTAATCAATTAGGGGTCTATTTTTAACACTTACCCTATATAAATAAATCTAATTGAGTATTATCCAATGGCTTCAATCTATGTCATTCAGCATAAAGAAACCAATAGGAAATATGTCGGTCTAACGAGAAAGAAAGACCCTCATATTAGGTGGAAAGAACACATCTACAACGCTACATCACCTTATAATAATATGGACATCTGTAATGCAATATGTGAGGAAGGAGTTGATAATTTTACCTTCTATGTAATAGAAACCTGTAATGAAGATGTTGTAAGTGAGAGAGAGAAATACTGGATAGAAAAGTTAGATAGTTATCACAATGGATACAACTCAACATTAGGTGGTAGTGGTGTATTAAGAGACCTTTATAACCTCTCTAATAGTAACATTAAACCTATCAGTTGTTATACATTAGAGGGAGAACATATTCGTGATTATGATAGTAGAGGAATAGCATCAAAAGAATTAGGTGTGATGAAATCATCAATTACTGCGTGCATTAAAGGAACTACATTTCAAGCTGGTGGATATAGATGGAGTTGGAAAAATGAGAACTTAGTTGATAAAAAATCAAGAGTGAATAGAAGAGGTAAAATATACGGATTACATAAAAATGGTGAACGTGGTGAATGGCCAACTCAGGCTGATTGTGCTGAGTTTATATCAGGTCAAAGGACATCAAATGGTAATATCCACCTTTCTATAAATTCACCAGATGATAACAAACATAGTTGTAAAGGTTGGTATCTGTGGAGAAATGAAGTTCCATCAAATTGGACACCATCAAAATGTGGATTTAATTCAGAAACAGCCAAAAAAGCTGCAAGATTACAAGGAACAAAATGTGGAAGAAGAGGAAGAAAACCTTCCTCTCTTTTACCTTAAATCAGTCATTCCACAATCCTCTTTGAACCATAATCTTTCGGATCTCATTATAAATGAATTTCTTCATTTTAGGGTCATCAGTTCTATCAAAAGCCTGATACATTCTCTTCAAATAATCATCTTGTGTTGTCATAGTAATGTTCTCTTTAGTGGTAAATCCTAAGTCAGTGTTACCATGAGTCCTAACTTTTGGTCTTCCCCAATTGCCAGTTACTTGGCCAGTTGTTCTTAAGCAAGGTTTGATTTTGGAGAGGTTAGATTCAATCATGAGTGCATAACTGATTACACTATAGAAGAACTTTAGAGGTTACTAACTCTATCTCTCTCGTCTTATGATATACCAACCCTTATACATGTTTGATGATGTTGAGGCACGACGAATACAAACGGGATTTAACTCTAAGTCAGGGTATTCTTTACAGAATAAATTAGAACTATTGGCAACATATTTCCGCCCTTTAGGTGATGTCAACTCATACACATATTTGCATTTAAGTTCACTCAGTCTCTTCTTTGTCTCCTCTGTGTGTGTTGTACCTAATCGGGGGTCAGTTTGATTGGAGCGAGAAATCCTCAACTTTTGTTTAGTCTCCTCTGTGTGAGGTTGTCTCTTTTTTCCTGTATATTTTTCACTTCTAATTCTCTTGAACTCTTCGGTGTGTTTCATACCACTACATCCCTCACCTCCGTCTGTGAAGTTATGAAGAATGCCCGTATGATTGTTCTTACGACCATATATGTTGATCATATAAATTTCATGCTTAAATGCGTCTTCCTCTGATAAGTTGTTTTTGAGTATAATAATCCTGCTCTTATCTTTGGGTCGTTTTGCACCCACATATCTCTTTTTTGTAGCTCTACATCCACTACCTTTGCCAATGTAGTAAGGAGAACCATCCTCACGCAAAAAAGCGTAAGTGTAAAAGTTATTCATGCCGTGTGTGTAGTTATACTTATTTATACGACAAAGGAGGCCCAAAGCCTCCCAAGTCTGCTCGGTAACTACACACAAGCAATGTTATTTAGATAGTTTGAGTTACATTAAAAGAGATAAATCAGACCCAAGAGAACTTATCTTCATAATGGTAAATTGCTCGAATATCAGTACCAATCTCAGGTTCATATTTTCCACCTTTATAACAATCTTCATCACGAAGATAGGTCACTTTTTTACAGAGAAGTTTTTCTTCTACTTCACCATTTTTACCCATAACAGTAGTTTGAACTTCATCATAACCTTTATTCTCTAACATATCAAGAATCCAACCAAACATTTCATTCTTAGTGTCAAAGAACTTAGTGGTAGAAATATCACCATCACACACAGCCAGATAACATCCAGCAAATTCAGGATTCATAACTTCAAAGGTCATTTCAGTTGTGAACATAATGATTGAACGTAGTGGGTCACGTAGTGGTTATGTAATGGGGGAAGTTTGGAGGTAACTAACTTTAATAGTCAGGTGAAGATGTAACCATCAGTGAATTCTTCAGTCTGAAAGATATTCTCTCCATTGATACATCCGACAAACTTTCTTACATACCAATTGAAATTCTTTTGAAAAACTCCTTCACCAGAAATACAAAATTCATTACATAATGCGTTTAATCGTGATTTTGTGGTGTTTGATTGATAGCCACCATCATAAATCGTCATATCATTATCTGTCACAGTAGCGATCAGATTACCATGAAGATAAACAGAAGAGGTGGAAGTTTTCTCGTCAAATGTGACACAAGTGTTAGCTGATTGCCAGTTCTGACTTGACTGAATTGCCTGACACATTTGAGATTCGATCTTTCTCATGATGAAATTAGTGGGTCACGTAGTGTGCCACGTAGTGGTTACACTATAGAAGAACTTTCGAGGTAACTAACAATAATAGTCAGGATTCTTCCCGTACAGTGATAATGTGGAAGTGAGGATTGTTACGACGACAGTTGAGAATTGCCTCCTCTCTTGTTGAAGCGATGTAACCCAAGATGTCATATTTCTGATGACCATTCGGACGAATGAATTCACCGTAGATAAGAAACTTAGGTTCGATAGTGTTCTTCATGGTCGTTTGAATGTTGTTCATACTATAAGGGAACTTTAGAGGTAACTAACTTTATTCCTGAAGACTTTCCCATGTTTCTTCACCATAAAGATCTAAGATTTCAGACTTAACATCCTCTTCATCCCAATCTTTCATGTTCTGTTCAATACTCTCAACTGCAAAAGTGATGAGAGTATTCATATCCATACCATCAACAATCATCTCGGCGTAATTGAGTTTGAGTTGATCGAGTTGTTGTTCGTGAAGAGTCATGATTCAACCTCCGTAAATTGCTTCAGCCATGGGAGTGTCACTCATACGATCAAGATGATCCCATAAAGTGTTCTTTTCACCAAACATTTCTTGATAAATGTCACGACCTTGACGATCGTATTGATCTTTTACCAACCAAATTTCTTGTTCAATCCATGCAACTTCTGCACGAGCCTTGTTAAGTTTCTGACGAAGTTCGTAAAGCCTTTCGTTTCGTTCTGTGAGAGTCATTTGAGTGTTGTTCATACTATAGGGGAACTTTCGAGGTAACTAACTTTAATTCCTAGACAACTCCATAAGATGATTTCCATCCAGGAACACCATTGTTAGCTAATCCTTGATTGTTGTAATCAGCGTAATCTGATGCGTCCTCTTCAGAATAGAAAGGCCCAATGTATTCAGGAATTTCCAGTTCTTCAGATTGAAACATCACATAGTAGGTCATTTCAGTCATGGGAATCAGTGGGTCACGTAGTGGTTACACTATAGGAGAACTTTGGAGGTTACTAACTTTAATTCTGTTGAATCTCCTTCACAATGTTTTGAAGTTCTTCTGATACTGATTGCATTGCTGACCGACTATATCCTGTTGCGTAAGGATAACCTTGATCTTCAATCTCGACTGCTTCATGACAAACTTTCACTGCACTATTCAGTCTTTCAATCAGATAAACAAGACGATCTTCGATAAACTTTTCTGAGATTGAATTCATAATTCGAGAAGAGAAATGTCGTAAGAAGTAAAGTTAGGATATTTTTTTTCTACCCATTTTGATAACTTATTGTTCTGTGATTGAATGCCCTTATGTGTTTTTGGACGTGTGGGCATGACTTTGATGAATGCCAAATATCCTTCATCAGTTGTCACTTCAATCTGATAAGTTGCTGTTGTTGTTTTCATTGACCGTTGAGGAAATCGTACAGTGCTTCTTGATACTCTTCATAGGAAGAATAACGATCTTTCATGTTGTCAGGAACTTCCTTTTTAGCTGGACGGTAACACTCTCTTACAGTGTAACCTTTGGATTCGATGTAATCAGTGAGATAGTTGTTGTTCATACTATAGGGGAACTTTAGAGGTTACTAACTTTAATTCAGAGAGGAGAGGAACAGATTAGATCCCAGTCAAAGTTACCTTCACGATATAACATAGAGAAGGAACTTACACCATACTTAGGATCTTGACCTTTATACACTTCTTCAAGTCCAGGAAGAACAAACTCTTCAAACCAATACTTTGCACGATCATTCTCACCCTTCATAAGGTAACGAATTACCGACAACATTTTACTCATTGTATCATGACAATGATCTTCGTAAGTTTCAGGTTTCGAACCCATCTTGACCATGTAATCAGACATTGTTTTTAAGAGTGTGGTTCCTACACTATAAGGGAACTTTCGAGGTAACTAACTTTAATTCGAGAAAACTCGAATGATAATCATAAAGAATGTTCCCAGAAAAAAGTAATACAATGCTCGAAACATAAACATCAGAGATAAAGAAAAGAACCGTAAGGATCACAAATGTGAGGATTATCTGCCAGTTGAGTGATAAGATACCTCACACCTTTAGCTGGTGCTTTGTATGACGCTGGTTTGAACACTTCACCAGTGTTCTTATCAACGAACATGTAACAAGAACGGCCACGAAGACGTTCACCATCAGAGATCAAATAAGACCAAACTTTGATATACTTTCGACCCACTTCATACTCAAAGTTGGTATAAGTATTTCGTGAAGATTCGATAGCGTTGACTTTCTGATCGTTGTTCAAAACTTCAATCAGTGCTTCAGTCAGAAATTCGGGTTTGGTTTGAGTGATCATCATAGTTCAATGGTTACAATACAGTGGAACTTTGGAGGTTACTAACTTTATCAACAGGCAAGTGCCCCATTTGGAATCTCAACAACTTCAGGAGATTTTCTCTCATCAAACTGGTGCATGTTGTAACAGATCCATTCACCATCACGGAAAATGTAAGAGTATTCTTCACCATCAGAGAGAAACTCTTTCACATTATTATCAAGACGAGGAGGACAATCCTCACCACGTCCAGAGTAATGTTGTGGGCCATATTCCTTTGATTCTTTCTGTTCAATCACATATGGGGCAAGTTGTTTACCAGTCCAACGATCTTTTGTCCAGATAGATGAACAATCACCACCATCAATCAGTTCAGAAACTTTCTCTTTATTGGTGTAATGTGTGTTCAAAATGCGACCAGTCCACTCAGGATAACCATCCCAATGTTGATAGATGCTGAGAATAGATTTGTCAGCAAGTTCAATACCAATTCGTGAACGAGTGCTCATAATCAAAAAACGTGGTTACAATACAGTGGAACTTTGGAGGTTACTAACTTTAATTGAAACGACCTTGAGTCATGTTAGCGTATGCAAACTGAGGACGATCAACAAGTTTAATTGTGTTACCATCTTCAGAAGTCATTACGAAACCTTCACCCATAATCTTTTCACCATTGAGATAACAATCTGGAGAATCGTAAATGATGAAAGTTTCCATCAAATCATACTTCATCTCTAACACAAACATGTAAAGATTTGCCAACATTGGAGAACCAACAATGTCAATTAAGGTCTCTTCATCAAGTTCCTGACCAGAACGAATGATGGCGTTGATTGACATCTTTGCCTGTTTTGATTCCTTCTCACTTAGGAAGTCAATCATGTCGGTGTTAATCTTTGGAGCTCGACTATTACCAAAAACTCTATCAACAATTGGTTGAACGAATTTACAAGAATCAGTGCTGATAAGTTCACCCTCTATAGGATAAGCTTCCATTGTAGGAAAGTCATCACCAAGATAGTAAGTGTGAGGAGCGATGATAATATCCTCAGACACAACTTCAGGGAAATTGTATGTCAAAGTGTTTGGAGTGTAAGTATCACTACCACCGAAACCAATAAAATCACCCTGAAAGACACCGATTGTTACAGGAAGATGTTTGTAACATGCAACCAGAACTTTAATCAAACTACCATGAGTTTTCTCATCATAAAGTGTGTAAATGTCTTCAATACTGTAACAACGCTTTATCTTTTTCTTGTTAAATGCACTCTTGGTTGCAACAAAGAACTTGTCATTGTTAGGATCAATTCCCCACACAATTGCAGGAGCTCCATCAACCTTCACAGAAACATTTCCACGACCATAAAGAACATTAATGGCGGTCATATCACCCGTGAGGATGGTATCTTCAGGATGTTCGATGTGAGTGAGTGGCATATTTGAAATCAGTGGTTACAGTAAAGGGGAACTTTAGAGGTTACTAACTTTAATCAGAACACATTTGTCCAGGAGTGATGTTGTTTTTGTGTGATCTTACCTGATTCTAACATGTTGTCACAGACATTTACAAAAATCGTGAACTTTTCTTCTCTTGTGAATTTGTGTGATTTAGAAACTTCACGAACAACTTTGATAATTTGTGATTTGTTTTGAATCATGAATCAACCAAAAAGAAGACCAAAAAGACCACGACCAGATTCACGTTGAAGGAAACAATTATATGCTGTTCCTCCAGTGATGTTTTCTGCGATGTTTTTTGCCTCTTGAGTACAATCGGCTTCAACAATTACATTCCGAGAACCTGCACCATGTCCAGGAATGTTGTCAACATTTACTTTGTAACGAGCCATGATAAAAAAGAAGTGGTTACACTATAGAAGAACTTTAGAGGTTACTAACTTTTATTCTTTCGTTTTCTCTCCTTCTCGATGAAGTTTATTGCAGATTGTTTGTTTCTACATACCTTCATACTTTTACAGTCATTGTAAATGACCATAAGTTTTTTGTCATTCCCAACAATAGGAATTGCTGCATACTTTCCATTGTCAACAACAAACCCAATCACTCCTGGATTAGGATCAAGAATGTGAGAATTATTGAAGGTCATTTACGAACCACAGAATCCAACATTTCACCTTTTTCAAACACAATGTCCACACACCTTTGAAGTGACTTTTCGGTGGAAACTCCGACTTTAGAGTAACTCGGAACAATACAAAATCCAAATGTTTTGGACTCAGTACCCTTTCTGATAACACGTCCAATAGTTTGGGTCATTTCGATTACATCCATGTTACGAAGGAAGATAACAGCCTCAAGTTCTGACACGTTGATACCTTCGGACAGAATTGAACGATGAAGAACAACAAACTTCTTGTTGGGATCTTTACCCCAAGTGTTCAGAGTGTTGAAAAACACCTCACGATTGACTTTCTGACCATCAATAACTGCACCAGTCTTAGATGTGATATAAAGGTAAGAATAACCCCGTTGAGTCAACTCATCTGCAAAGTCAGTTTGAAACAGATTGATGAGTTGTTTAGAGGTCTTCACACATACCAGAATCTTTTTGATTCCAATATCATCAATCGTGGTCAAAATGTTATCATTGTCAATATCAGGAGTGATAGCTTTAGTGGAATGTTTTTCCATGTCAATCACTTTCACTTTAGGAGGAAGAATGTAACCACCCTCAACAAGTGTAGGTGCAGAAACACGAGAAATCACATCACCATAAACATCACGATCATTCATTCCTGGTTTGTTGATAGTGACGGAAGTCTTACGAGTTGCTGTAAAGAAGAAACAACGATCTGCATGACCAGAGAAATACTCAGTGGGCCCAAAAAAGTTACGTTTGACACTGTTATGTGCCTCGTCAAAGTAAATCGTATCTACATCAATTCCAGACTCCTGAACACGATGGAGGGAATTGTAAGTGGTGAAGATAATCACATGTTCACTCACAGAGTGACACATATCAACAAACAATTTGATACGGTCAGACTTTGTTGTCTTGAAATGTTTAGTCTCTCCACTGTGAACGTGAAGAACATTTGCATTAGTAATATGTTCCAGATACTCTGAAGACAATTGTTCTGCCAACAGAATACGAGGAGCAACAACAACAATAGTCCGAGGAGTATCAGACTCAAATCGTTTCTTTGCATCCATAATTCCGACCAGTGTCTTACCGCCACCAGTTGGAAAGATACACTGTCCTTTATCATTACTCATCAAGGCTTCAAGAGCTTCTTTTTGGTGAGGACGAAGAGAAACAGTCATCAAAAATCAATCAATAAAATCAATATACATGAAAAAACCACCCCCGTCAAGGAGTGGTGGACAGTTTAGAAAGTGTCTATTAGGAGGAAATCTTTGATTTTGACCCTAGTTTATCAAAAATATCGGAGAAAACTTTCAGTCGCATCTGATTGTGTTTAGAACCGGTGCCTCCACATGCCCATGCAAAGTTGTTACCATCTTCATTAACATATTTGGACATGGTTTTTGCTTTATGGAGCATTTGAACAACATTAACAACATCTTCATACTCAGTCAATCCATTTGTCATCATCCAATAAAGATTTTGCATCGTGGATGCTGTAAGCATCTTATCAGTGATTCTTTCTTGTTTACTGAGACGATCCATCCAATTATCCAAGAGGTTGAAGTTAGCCTCAAAGGATTCTTTTTGTTCATCAGTTACGAAGTCTCCCCTATACATTTGGTTCATGGTGTGTTGTGTCACGGTAGGAACATTTTCACTCTCTTCGATAAATTTGAGACGAAGAGCAAGATTAATTGTTCGAGTTAGAAACTCATCACCCTTCAGACGCTTATTGTGGTTAATTCCTTCTGCTTTGATACACAGATCGTTGTTGTTGTGACGAATACTGCGAATCCATGATGCCCAAGAATTATACCGAGCATTGCGACGTTCTTGATGATTAAGAGGACAACCTGCATTAGCAGCAAGGAAAACATTACTCATACTCTGACCATTGATCTGAGTATATTCACTGATAACTAATTCACGTTCAAGGATCAGTTCTTGAACATCTTCTTTCAAGTTAGAGAAGTATGTATTACTTGCAATGGTAAGAGTTTTTACTTTGCCATCACAAACATAGGGAAAAGATCCACGAGGGAGTTTATACTGGTTCGTGATAAGATTAGTCAGGAAAGAGATTCGATTATTTCCATCCAGGACAATATATCCATATTTTTGACGTACATATTTTTCAAGTTCTTCAAGGGCAGGATCTTCAGGAGCAAGATCTTTTAGTTTAGAGATAGCAACCTTCAAATTGATAAAGATAAGATTACCTTCTAGTTGGTCCATCAGGATAGACTCAAAGCAATACTTACGATCTTCATCATTCCAGGATTCAGGGCGCTGACAGTTTTCTGGAGCAATATACTTCGGTCTTCCAGCAGGATCAACCAATCCAAATCCTTCAGATTCTTCAATCACTCCACAATAATCGGAGATTACGTTACGAATAGTTTTCACCTTTGGTGACTTCTTGACAGGGAAAACCTTCAGAAAATTCTTTTTGTTAGACATGAGGATACCTCAAAATAATGTGTGTTTTTATCTCTTTTGATCAGGTAATGTTAGATCAGAGACGGATCGAAAAAGTAATGTTATTTCGACATTGTTATTATAACACCTCATCTAGAGGTGTCAAGTGTCAGACGTAAAGTTCATCTCCAGTTTCAACATAGGTGAAAGTATTTGGATCATCTTTTGATTGTACGATGTAAATGGTACTTCCATCAGTGGTTGCGTTCCATTCATAATACAATGATGCCATGTCTTCAGCTCTTTCAAATTTTGAACTACTGTTACATTTTTTGTATCTTTTTGCAAGTTTATCAAGTTGTTTTTGATAACTTTTCAAAATATCTTTCGAAAGATATTTAATTCTTTGATGATTGAATTCAAACAGATGTTCTCCGTCTTGGAAAACGTCACACTTTTTAGTGTTAAATTTCATAATTTTATTCAGATAAGGTTTTCAATCACTCTTCAAAATTACTCCCAGCGTTAGAAGGACCAACCCAGACCATACCATTTTCATTCCAGTATTGAATGAAAGCCCGACGAAGACCCATCAGTTCATCATAACGTTCCTGTTGTTCATTCGTGTAACGAAATCCCTGAACTTTGTGAGTTTTCTTGAGATCTTGAAGTTCACGAAGGATTTGAGAAGAATTGTTCATGATTTAGTGGTGGTTACAATACAGTAGAACTTTGGAGGTTACTAACTTTAATTCTGACTTACGTTATTGATATAAACTTTTTCTGCAGGGTATCTTGATTCAACTAATTGTCGAATCAAATCTCTATCTGCACTATCCGATTGCATAGTAAAATTATGACTTCTTCCACGAAAGTCAGTCCATCTACCTTTAACATTAAAAATCATGTACTCATTCTTTGATGTGCACGAGCGAGAGCAATAGTCTTCAACTTACCAGTTGCTTTTTTACCAGTTTCTTTCTCAACTTTACCTAACTCTTGTCTCTTGAACTCTTTGGAGAGTTCTCTTTCACCAGCACGAGTAATCTTCATGCGTTCCTGACGTGTATATCCTGACGCTTTTTGGGGTTTATAGTTAGGTGATACTTTCTTCTCAGGTTTCTTTGTACTCAGGAGTTTTGTAGCTTGTTTTTCAGTTCCCCTTGAAGATGTTGTAGATTTCTGAACTTCACCACCAGATTTCTTAGCTGCTGCTCTTGCTTTTGCTGCAGCTCTTCTTTCAGCTTTTATTTTATCTGCGTATGTTTGTTTGACTTCTTTACTACCTCTTTCTTGTTGAGGTTGTTGTTGAGTTTGACTTTTTGGTTTTTGTTGACCAATATCTTTTCTATCTTTATATCCTACCGGTTCCATTTTCCCGCCACCAACCGCTTTCATTCTGCGGATTTCGGGTTTAGTTTTTTTCTTTGATGGATATAATCTTCCACCTTCTCCAGATTTACGAATTTGACTACGACCCTGAATTTCGGGATCATAATTTGCTTCGATCATAAATTGTGAAAAAGTTTTCATTGGAGGAGAACTAAACCTAGATCTATTTAGTTCTCCTCTTGTTTTTATCAATCTTGATTGAAATCAACTTCAATCACATTTGACCAGTCATCTGTAATGACTTCACTTACAATGTCATCAAAAACAGATTCGTCAATGTCGAAGATCTCACCAGGAAGATCCTTAATTTCATCAAACATAGGATTTTGAATAGTGACAGTGTTCATAGTAAATTACCAGAAATCAGGAGTGCTCAGATCCTCCACATAAGATTCAACTTTTTCAGAACCTTGAAGGTCAAGAATTTTTTCCCAATCAATTTGATGAGGGTTGAAATCATCCATTGCATCAATTTCAAGAGTAACCCGATACTTTGACTTTTGTGGAATGTAAGTGAAGGACATTGTTGAACTCCTGGTGACTACTTTGATAATATATTTGATAATGACCTAGAAGTCAAGGGGTCGTGGACACTTCAGAAAGTGTCACATTTCGACTATGTATAATACATCTAGGTGAATTATCAAACCATAAGTTCTTTATGTTACCAGAAATGATGAACATGTTAGTGATTACTAACTGAACCATAATTATGGTTCTGACAAATGCAATCTTATCTGCATCTTTATCATCTCTACCCTCTTTCTTACCTAAGGCGTAACACCAAATTCTCCACATTACTCCTGAATATAACCCTTGTCGATTAAAAACTTTTTAGTTAATGGTGTGGGAGGATAAATCGTCCACATAGCACCAGTTTCACATGCTTTCAGGGCATTTGCAGTCATATTTTCCACTTTACCTGCCCACATCGCTTCTTGTTCCCAAGGAAGTGCATTTAAAGGATAAGTATCTTTTGCAATGTCTTTCCATAACTGAGGAATTTCATTGTCATTTTTAATGACTGCAATAAAAGTATTGTCTAAACTTCCAGCCATACAATCTTGAGCAGCATGCCAACCTTCATGTCTAATTACAGACATCAAAACATGAGGTTTAGACATATATCTTTCATTCAAATAAAAATTATTTGAAACCGTATGGTAAACACCACGATGCCCAACAGGGAAATATTCCTCAGGTGCAATATAAACTTCGATTCCTAACTTGTCGAAAGACTTAAACATCTGATTAAGTTCTTCCCCAACATTAATGGTATAATCATAATAGTTTTCCAGATCCGACTGTGAGGTAACTTTTGTAATACCACCTTTACATTCTTGGAGAAGTAAACAACCCAACGAATGCATAGAATAGTAATCATTAGGATATTCAAGTGGGTTCTGTTGAAAATCATTTTGATTATTTGCACTACTAATTGTTGGCATCGATAAAGATGCCAATAAAATACCAATTCCAAATAAAGTTTTTTTCATTTCTCTCACATTAAAGGGTCATCAAATTCTGGAGGAATATCACCACCGATGTTTATTTCAAAATCATCAATGTTTGATATTGTCTCTTGTTGTTTGAAAAACAATTTAACGTAAGAACGAAGGGCTTCCTTCAGAATTACAATATCATTACAACTTTCAATCTCTCTTGAAATTCTCTCAAAAGCAAATTGTCTATATGTTGTTGACAACTCTATATCGGATGATTTCATTGTTCCTCATAAATTGATTTTCTTGATTTTACATATTTAAGTTCATGCCAATACCAATTTTGACAAACAATCAAAATATGGTCTTTACAATGTAAACTATTTTTTACATATTCACAATGTGGTTTTTCTTTGACACCAATTTCAATGGTAATATGTTCCTCATCCTTGAAATAAACCCATCCTTGATGATTTCTCCACTGAACGTAATCATTTACTTCTGGCTCGTATTTTGTCATGAGTTAAAAGCTGACATCAGTGGATTTAGATTAAGTTGCATTGCAGAATATGGAGTGCAATTTTCAATATTTACAACTTTACCAGGTTTTTTATGATTAATCGGTGACAGAAAAACTTTTTTCTTTTTATCCCAAAACCCCCAAACAGAACTTGGATGTTTCTCATCACCATAAGTAAACTCCATCGATTTATTTTTTATCCATATTCTTGTGACAGTTTGAGAATAATCATCTGTCCAATATTCATGGTTTAGAGGAGCTTTGAAAGGAAATTTCATCGAATATCAAAAGAATTTTCATGAACTTCGTATTGATAGAGTAGATTTAGAATTTTCTTCCTCCACTCCATCAACTCATCATAACATCCTTGATTGAATGCACAACTTCGAAGTTTTGTATCAGGTTTCAAAACACTCTCAATCATAAGACCGAGTGCAAGTTTTTCTTTTTCACTCATTCATCAAATTCCCTATTGTCTGGCATGTCTGCTCGAAGTAATTTAATAAGATTTTCAAGTCCCAAAATCTCTTCTTTTTGAGAGACAATTTTTTTCTCTAATTCTGCAATGTGAGTGTTGAGTTGTTGAATGATGGATATTGCTCTTGTACTTTCCATATTAGGTAAGGAATGAGGTTACAACTTTTGACTCTAGTTCATCAACTAAGGAATATTTAGAGGATTTTCTAATATTTTCCCTTAATTTACCATAATACTCAAAATGAAATGCATCATCTTCATGAGAAATTAAGTCAAAACATTCTTCCTCATTTTCAGCAATTACATTCCAAATTCCACCGTATTCGGAAGTTGGAAACGGAACAAAATGGTCAACAACAAAGAAGTATTTCATCAGTAAAGTAAATTACAATCAAACTATAACTTAAAAATTAATCAATGTCAACTTCTTTTTTTGTCAGACTTTGAATTTGTTTCTGAAGTTCATACTTCACAGGAATCAGCTGATTGAACATAAATGTTTTCTCTGGATTTTCATCGAGAAGTGATACCAAGTTTTCAATTTGATTCAGTGCAATAATAAGATCTTGAACTTTAGTCATAATTAATTTCCTCAAGAATTACATATTCTTCAATGTAATGTTCGAGATTGATTCCAAGTTTATTGGCTTCACTGGAACAATCTTGAAGAAAAGCCTCAACATCTTGAGGCTCAATGTGTTCGAAAATACGATGATTAATCATTCTCTTTCGGAAGTTTGTTCGGTGATGTCATCTTCAAAAAACTTTTGAAGTTCATTATAATCAATGTCCACATCTTCTAGACTAGATGTAGATTTGTCAGTTTCGTAACTATGATAAGGATTATCTAGTTTACGAACTTCACCAACAGTGTTATTCCATGCTCGCTGTGATGCTTTTTCATACTGATTAACATAAACAGGCATGAAACTTTGAAGAGCACGAGTCAAATTAATCACTGATCGTTGATCTTCGTTATCAACTGCTTCTCCCAGTTGTTCAATCATAAACTCTAGAGTTGAGATTCGATTGAATGATTCTTCCAAACCATTCATTACTTCCCAAGTTTTGTTGTATGAAATGGTCATTTGATTACCGTCCAGTTTTCATCGTTGATTTTGTTCATCCAGAAGTGGTATTTGCCAGTGATAGATGAAAGAAAAATCTTATCACCATCTTCCTGTTCAATTCTACATGAATGTAGATTATACATCAAGTTTGCAAATCTGTTCTTTGCTTTACTTGATTTTGGTTGAACACAAATGAATTTAGGTTTCATAGTCAGTTGGATACATTACAGGAGAACTTTAAAGGTTACTAACAATAACGCAAAGCCATTCTTATCATCCCTAACAAAGGTATTCTACTCATGATAATGATACTTGTCAAGAGAATGATTAGAACCCTCACAGACGACCATAGAGACCTCTCAGAGAATGATAGAACTCAGATACTATAAAACCCCCACAGAAGACTGTGAGGGTTCTTGTAGACGGTTTATGAAGTGGTTTAAGAACCTTCAAGTGCTTCGATTCTTGATGTAAGTGATTCGATGGTTGTTTGTTGTTCTTGAATTGCCTTAATCATTGGTGAAATAAACTCAGTATAACGAAGACCTTGTTCAGAATTAGAATCACTTGTATCTGAAAGAACCCAACCAGCAAAGTCACTAACATTTAATTCATCAAGAGTTGATTTTACTTCTTGTGAGATTAAACCATAATGAGTTCTTACACCCGCAACTGAAGTTGTGATGATTTCTCCATTTTCATCTTTAGATACCTCTCCATCTTCTTCACGCTGAACTACTTTACCACCTTCAATCCATCTATATGAAACAGGGTTGAGTCTAGTGATAAAGTCTAAACCAAGATTGGAAGAAGTGATATTTGTTTTTTGTCTTTGATCTGAAGTTTGAATTGTTCCATTTACAGCATATACCGCAGTCCATCGGTTGCCAGAACCTCCAAGTGAGTAGGAATTATCAACTGTTGGAATAAAATTACCTGTGTTAAGTGTGGTGCCACCTGATGGCTGGAATTGCAATAAGTTAGTACTAGCACTGTTTATATACGACTTACTGGAATCAAATGAAAGGGAGAGTCGAATTGCCCCACCAGTAGATCTTCCTTGTAAAAATGTATAAGAGGAAGCATCTGTATAGAAATTGAGCAAACCTGCGGACATATGTGAATATCTACCAGATCCATAAGTACCAGCAACCACACCACCAGAGGAGCTAGTAGATTTCACCTCCAACATTGGAGTTGAAGTATTGAATTCAAAACCACTATCAATTAATGGTGTTTTATTACCAGCTGTAGAAGAACCAACAAGCACTGGATATGTAGTAGTGTCTGTTGTTGTTGACACATTAACAACATTGGAGGGCCCGGCAGGACCTGTTGATCCTGTTGTCCCTTGTCTACCTTGTGTTCCTTGAGGACCAGTGCCACCTGTTGATCCTGTAGGACCTGTAGGACCTGTAGTTCCTTGCCTACCTTGCCTACCTTGTGTTCCTTGAGGACCAGTAGGACCTGTGGGACCTGTGGGACCAGTGCTACCTGTTGGACCTGTTGATCCTGTTGTCCCTTGTCTACCTTGCCTACCTTGTGTTCCTTGAGGACCAGTAGGACCTGTGGGACCTGTGGGACCAGTGCTACCTGTTGGACCTGTCGATCCTGTGGTTCCTTGTCTACCTTGTGTTCCTTGAGGACCAGTAGGACCTGTGGGACCTGTGGGGCCAGTGCTACCTGTTGGACCTGTTGATCCTGTGGTTCCTTGAGGACCTGTGGGGCCAGTGCTACCTGTTGGACCTGTTGATCCTGTGGTTCCTTGAGGACCGGTAGATCCTGCAGTTCCTGTGGTTCCTTGAGCACCAGTAGGACCTGTATTTCCTGTTGTTCCTGTAGTTCCTTGAGGACCGGTAGATCCTGCAGTTCCTGTGGTTCCTTGAGCACCAGTAGGACCTGTTGGACCTGTTGAGCCAGTAGGACCTGTTGGACCTGTTGGACCTGTGGTTCCTTGAGGGCCAGTAGGACCAGAACCAGCAACTACCCATTCCCAACCTGAACCAGTAGAAGCTATGACAGAACCAGCAGTACCTACACTATTATTAGTGTCATAAAAAGCTCCACGAACTCTAATATCACCATTAATATCTAAATTTCTTGATGGACTTGTAATTCCAATGCCAACACTTGATATTGTGTTAATACCAACGTCTGTTTTTTCCCAATATCCAGCAGTTACACCAGTTAAATTAGAACCATCTCCGGAAAATGAAGATGCTGTAATAGATCCACTGTAAACAGCACTACCATTACTATTAAGAGTAATTCCAATACCTGGACTAACTGGATTACCAACATATAAGTTATCTCTAGCAGTTAGAATTCCAGTCAGAATAAAGTCCGAGGTGATAACATCAGTATTAGCAACACCAGTTAATCCAGAACCATCACCAATAAAACCAATCGCTGTTACAATTCCGAGAACATCTAGACCTGAGGAGTTAATAGTAACTGCTGAGCCTACTTTAATTGCAGATGAGGTTAAAACACCCGAAACGTTTACATCATCTAGTTCTGTATGACCATCAACATCTAAATTGGAGGCAAAAGTAGATACACCAGAAACATTTAATCTAGCACCAAGTGTTAATTGATTACCATCAAAGGTAAAGTTAGCGTCATCCTCAAGTTCACCACCAGTTCCAGCAATTACTACACGATTATCTGTGAGATCTTCAACCTTAAATGTGTTTGCCTGACCACCAGCATTGATATCAAGTAAACCACCAGTAGTGGTTACACCAGAAACATTTAATCTAGCACCAAGTGTTAATTGATTACCATCAAAGGTAAAGTTAGCGTCATCCTCAAGTTCACCACCAGTTCCAGATATCACAACACGATTATCTGTTAAATCTTCTACTTTGAATGTTGTGGATCTTCCACCACCATCCATATCAACTAATCCAGAATATGTAGATACTCCAGAAACATTTAAGTCATCAAGTTCCGTATGCCCATCTACATCTAAATCACCATCAGCGTCAATATTTCCTGTAAATGTAGAAACACCACTTACAATAAGTTGTTGTGATGTTAAGTCGGTGAGAGTTGTTACACCTAATGTAGAAACACCAGAGACAATAAGTTGTTGTGACGTTAAATCAGTAACAGTTGTTACACCTAATGTAGAAACACCACTTACTACTATTATACCACTGGAAAATGTAGTTAGTCCAACAATTTTTACATTTTCGGTAACTTCAAAAGATCCATCAACATAAAGAGCTGTGTTACCTGATGAAACTACAGATAATTTATACTCAGAATTTGTTATCCCGAATCCAGCATTTGAAGTTCCACTGTCAACAGTTAAGACAGTTCCACCAGAACCAACATGAAAATCATTATTGGCAGTCAAAATACCGGTATAGAGACCATCTACACCTCTCATATTGTTAGCGACATCTAAATTTGCTTTCGGAAGAGTTGAACCAATTCCAACTCCTCCAAGATCTGTAGATGCAATTAAAAGTTCATCAGCTACATCAATTCCGTACTTAACAACAAACTTCTTATTAATCGACATAGTAGAAAGGGAGCACTCCTCACCTTAGAGTTATACCCTCTTATTTAGAGTTATTATTTATTTTCTTCTAATATTGTAAAAGTCACTGAAGATTTTAAAGAATTATTTCCACCTCGTCGTGTTTGTATAATTTCAACTTCACCATTTGAGTAACCACTTCCTCCTCCACCACCAACTCCTTTTATTGACCCCGATCCTCCTGTAGCTCCGTTTCCACCAGCAGAACCTCTTGATATGAAGGTTCTACCATTCCGAATAACTATTGGATCACCAGCAGTACTAGTAATCGTATAACCTGGTTTAAATCCTCTTATTAATGGAGAACTTTTTGGTTCTTCACGACCACTGGTGCTTCTATATTTAATTTTTGATGAACTATTATTTGAACAAGGTGATATTCCTTGATTCAACCAATAGGTTCCTTTGGTACATGAGATTGTTCGACCTGGTATTCCAAGTTCTCTCTCCGGATAACTATCACCAGGTTGCAATGTTGGCTGATCGGGAATAGGACTCCAGATACCATTTAGTGTAAGTTCTCCAATTGGAATTAAGGAACCACCAGATGCTCTTTCATTCGTTGTAGATGTACCGGGATAAAAACCAGATTTTCCCTCTCCCCCTGCTACATTCACTCCACCACCATCTCCAGCTATTTCACTTTCAAAATCACTTTTATTGCCACCTTGACCGACAACTGCAAGTAAAACTGATCCTCTATAAAGAAATAATGCCGAAGCTGGACTTATTCCTAGAAGTGTATATTCTACATCTTTTTCCATAGTAAATCTAATTGTAGAAACACCACCTCTTCCTGCTGTCCTTCGTCGATTTACAGGATCTCCAGTTACAACTCCAGCAGCACCTCTCATAGTTAAATCTACAGTAAGATCTTTTTCTTTTGCATAAAATTGAATAATACCATACGGAAAACCCTGTGTACTTCCGTCAATAGTGTATTCAGTTCCCTCTGGGTCAAAATCAACTTCAGTTCTTATGGTATCTCCTCCAGTACCTGATTTTATAGCCTCAATAACTAATATGTTTCTTTTAATAGCTAAAGCAGTTAATGTTGCAGTATTGGATACTACTTGTTTTCTACCATCGTCAGTGTCAACATAGGCAGTTACTTGAATATCAAATGTACCATCTGTTGTTGGAGTGATGGTAACACTATTACTAGTACTAGTTTGAATCGTAGTTCCATCTCTTGTCCAAAGATAATTGATGGGGCCATAAGAACTGTCGGAAATTGAAGCAGCCGCTGAAAATGTAACGGTCGTATCTACAGTCGTTGTTTGATCTGTTGGTTGTGTTGTGATAGAAAGTGATGGCCAAACAGTTAGTGAAACTGTATTTGAATCTATAGGACTATTTGTAGCATTACCTGAAGTTGCTCCAGGTGTATAAGTTGCTCTAAGAAAAAATGATCTATCACTATCACTAGGGCTTTGTAAGTTAGTGATTGTTAATGAATTAGTGGAAGAACCTGATATTCTTCCACCATCACTTAATGCGGTTCCATTTTCATACCATTGATATGAAATTGTTCCATCACCATCAGCTATTGCAGTTCCTGTAAACGTTACACTTTCACCAGGATCATTTGACTGTGATGTTGGTTGTGATGAAAATGATAATTCCGGTGGATCTAACTCTAGTTGAGTTTTAATTTTTCTGAAAATGTTTATTGAAATAGGACTCATGAGAAGTTCTGACCTCCGACAACACCGTAAAGAGAATTACCACCATCAAATGTCATAAACGAATAAATGTCAGTTGCTCCACCTATAATCGTGACAGTTGGTGCAACTCCACCTGGCCAATAAAGTGGGATTGGAGATGATGAAGCATTTCTAAAGTTATCTATATCAACTGTTCTGCCAGTTGATCCCTGAGTAATTTTAATAGTAAAGGCTGTTGATGATGAGGATGGAACATTGATTAATCTAAACTGAGTAATATTTTCAGTTGTTGTGACTAAGAATGTTTGAGCTAATGAGAGATCAACTGTAAAAACACCACTCGATGAAGAAACTGTTCTTGGGATTTCATAATATGTTTTAAATCTTGTAGCTCCTTCAATATCAAGTTTTGCGGATCTTACAGAAGCTGTTCCAATTCCAACACCAGATGATCCTGCTGAAAGATCAGAAGTTCCAACTTTGAGAGTTGTTGTTGTAATAATTCCAGTTCTAATATCTCCACTCGTATCATCAAGATCAAAACTACTAGAAGTTAGTTTTCCATCAATGGTAACTTTATCGTCAAAATCAACCTCACCGATAAATCTAGATTTGTTTCTCACATAAAGATCTGTTTTATCAGTTCCAGTTGTTCCAAGTTCAAGAGAATAAAGTCCTGTTGGTACTGTTGTTCCAACACCAACTGGGCGATTTTCGTTTGGATAAATGTTACCAGAATCTAAAGTCCAAAGAGAATCTGTTGGAAGATTGAGAATTCCGGAACCATCACCAACAAATGAACCTTTTATAGTTCCATCTACATGTAACTTATAACCATTAGCGGTAGTTCCAATACCAACACCAGTAGAATCGACACAGAACAATGAAGTTCCAGAACCAACTTTAAGAGTACAATCACCGGATGATGTTGTAGCAATTCCAACACTGTCAAAGGTTACTGAATTTGTTTCAGTATTGACATTGATATTACCAAATGGATACCAGTCATTTTCTAGAGTATAAACCCAACCAACTTCATTTCCTCTTGTTGGGTTAGCGTTAAAAACAACATCTCCAGGATTACCTGCACTTGTAGGTGTTGAAATACCTACGGTAACATTTCTCGAAACTGTTGTATCACCTTGTAAGAAAATAGAGTTAGCTTCAATACCCCTTTCTGAAGTAGAAGTCACTTTTTCAGTGAACACAACTGGCCCATCAAATTCTGAAAGAAGTGTCTTATTTCTTCCACCTTCAATCTTAATACTATTAGAAATAGCAAGTGATGAGAAATTACCAACATTAAAGGAAGAACCTTCTTGAACACCGATAGAACTTACATCTTCACCAGTAACAGTTTGAATTGGAGTATCATAAACTTCTTCAGTACCCGTAACAGAAGATGTCTTCTTATTACCAATAAAGAAGTCACCATCATCATTCATTCCAGTAAAGTTAGTAATACCTCCATTAGTTTGAAGTGATTGTGCGTTGAGTTCTTCTTTTAATGTTAATTCTCTATCCTGTTTCTGTGGTAATGCTGTGGAATAGTTGCCAGGGCCAAAACCGAGATATTCAAATGTATGTCCAGAAGCACGAATGATTGATGGTCTACGGAATTCAATTGGTTCAATATTTATTTTTCTGACCGTACTAAATCTATCATGTGTTGCTGGAATAGTTCCAAAAATACCTCTGAAAACACTTACAGGATTAGTTGTAACAGTTGACTTGATTCTCATAATCTCGTCATCAATTCTCAAATAATCACCAATCTTAAAGTCAAAATCATCTAGATTTTCAATAGAAATTTGATCAGATGTTGTAGAAGTAACCTGAACAGAAAGTGCTGTTGTAATTCCAGCGTAAGTATTGATAACTCTACCACCAAAGTTTTCATCATACAGTCCGAGAGATCCACCCTGAGCTGAAAGTCCAAGAGGGAAAACAATTCCTCCAGTTCCAGTTAAAACAGTAGTTGTTGTAACACCAACGTTAATTTGGAATCTGGTCAGTGGGAAATCATTGTCAACACTTAAAACTAAGAATTCATCGTTTAAAATTTCACTACTTCTTCCAGAAATCTTAATTTTATTATTAGACCTAAGTCCATGTCTTTGGGATGTTCTTACAGTAGAAATTCCAGTACTACTATCATATGTAAGATCGACAATATCTAAAGTTGGGCCAACCAAATAGGATAGTGATTCACTTGTGACAGTATTTCCAATTCCAGAACCAGATATTCCTGTTGTTATTGTACTGGATGTATTGACTTGTATTTCTCTACTTGTACTAATACCAGTAATTTTGTAAACCTGGTTGTATTGTGAATATGAAGTAGATGTGATACCTTGAACCACTAGTGCATCACCAACATTATTGTAGATATTATCAACAGTAACAGTTCCTGCAGTAAAACCTGTTGTAGTTGCAATACCTACAACCGAAAGAGTGTCACCAACAACATAAGATGTACCACCATCCATAATTTCAACATCTGTAAGTCCACCAGAAGAATCAACTGTAACTCTTGCGGTAGCATTTACACCTGTAGAAGATCCTGTGAGTTTTGCGTTATATAAGTTTTCTGATAAACCAGTTCCATTACCATAATTACTTCCACTAGAAGCGATACTAACTTTAGTAATACGATTCATTCCATGATCAATGGAAGTAAATATCGTTCCACCAGTTCCGGTTGTATTGACTGCAAAATCAGTGATTGCAGTACCAACTTTAGTGTCAAAATAATATTTTTGAACAGTTTCACTAGTAATACTATCTTTTGGATCATTAATAACTACTTCTCCAAGTCTATCTGGAAGTGCATATGAAATAGAAGGTTCAGGATCAGAATTTGGGTTATCTCTATCATATTGTGGATAAAGATTTGAGACTGGTTGAGTGAAATTATAAAAGTCGTCGTTAAATGGTGATACTGATGGTTTGTTGGAAGAATTCAACAACGTCAGATAATAGACACCATCTTGTTCTCCTTTGATATACTCACTAACCTGTTGAGATCTGTAAATATAAAAATTATCTTGAAGGTTTGATATCTTAAATGTTGGAAGAGATGTAGTTCTTTGTGAAGTGTTATTGGTAAATGATCCTATTCCAGTTTTATCTGTAGAAACTGTAAATGACTTTGCACTACTGATACCAGTGATAGTATATTCACCATTGAAACCAGAATCATTAGTTCCTGTAGGAAAGTTTGTACTTGTTACATTATTAATTGTAACTTTATTTCCAATGGAAAGTTTGTGTGGGAGTTCAGTTTGGAACTCTATACTTCCAGAAGAAGCTTCAGCCCCAGATAAGAAACTAAAGTTTCTCATTTCAGACAAATTATTCATAGTAACAACATTGGGGTTGAACTGAAGTTCAACTTCGGTGTCAGTAGCACCAGTCACATCATTTGACTTCTCTAAGATAAATCCATCTTGAGGTGGTCTAGCCGAAGTAATTCCAGACTGAGATGGAATAACATAACGATACTTATAAATTCTATCTTCAGAACCTCTTTTGTCAGGTGTTCTTTCAATGTAAGTTCTTGATGTGGCATCACCTAACCCACTTACTCCAAGACTATCAATGATAGAGAATAGAGTATTATCTGTAGGTGAATTTGATACATTTAAGTACCACTGATTATTTGTAGTATCAAATTGAAGAGGATGACCAAGATCTCCACTTTTCTTATCACTCACTCTACTTTCGACAGTTAAAATTCCACCAAAATTGTTAATATTAATTTGATTTCCATTAATAGCGTCTGTAAATGTCTGAGCAAACTTTATCTGATCAGGATCAACTCCATCAGTAATTGCAAAATATACTCTATTATTTTCCAATCCATCGGGAATTCTTGTATTGTCACTAAAAATTCTAACGGTTTCACCGTTCAAGAAATTATGATTTTCAGTAAATGTTAGGGTATTTGCACTAATACTATTACCTGTCGATACGTTTCTACCAACAGTAGAAATCTTAGTGGAAGTTACGGAACTAATACCAGATTGGGTATCTGGCATTATGATTTTTGCATAATAATTATTCAGAGAACCACCACTTGGGATAAGAAGATTGATTTTATCATCAACTTTTGCACCGATTCTGTATCCCTGAATTACTGATGGTGGTGGTGAATCAAAATTAGTTTCATTATAAAGATATAATCTAGTAGTATCACCAACACTTACAGTTTTTGATACATCAATAGAATTATATTCTAAAGTTGTATTTTCAGCAATGTTTTGTTGTGGTGGAATAATATTTGTAATGTATCCAACATCATCTTGAGTGAAAGCCTGATCTCTAAATCCTTCACCTCGAAGTGCACTTTGTCCAAAGTTTGAGTTGGAGTTTGTTACCGAGAAGTCACCACCAGATTCAACAACAAATTGTTCGGAGAAACCAATAGCAAATATAGAAACTAACTGAATAAAAGCTTTATTTGATGCTTTGATATGGAAATTGGAATATGATGGTTTGTATCTTGCACCAGAATCATTCTGTAGATTATCTACTGTTGTACTATCATCATAAGAACCAGAAGTAGAATTATATTTTACAAAAGCATTATTGTCTGTCTGAAGACTTACCCCAGTAAATTGAGCAACAGACATGGACTTAAATCCGGTCACCTTTGAACCATCTGCATGCATTCCACAGAGACCAAGAACAGATCTCATTGAGATATTGAAGATATATGGAGAAGCAGAAGATACGGTATTAGTGGAAAGTGATACTGTAGAACCAGATGGTGAAGGTAATGCGTTTGTTGGTGGATTTGGTGCTTCATATGTAAATGAAGTCGGATCACCATCACTATCAACTGATAAAACTTCCGTAACAAGGAAAGAACCATTATAACCGGAACTTGTGACACCATCAATAATGACTCTGGTGTCAACATTAAGACCATCTAAACCTTCTTGAAGATTAACTGTAATTGTATTAGTCGATGTAGAACCATCACCAGCTCTGATACTGGTAATTCCGATTGAACCACCTGTTGGTCCAACAATACGAAACTCATCAGTTTTTGTTTGAATATCTACACCAGAAGATGGATAATCAGGTTCAATTTCTCTACCAGAACCTGGTCCATAAACAAGACCAACCTTCTCATAATACATTGTCAAATCACTTCTATCAGTGTTGTAATTTGTGATAAAAGCGTCATCGATAGATACATCATTAGCACCATCAGCATATTCAAATGCTGTTAACTTATGGTGTGAAAAATTAGGAGCTAATTGTGATGTAGTATAATCAGTGTAAACATTCTTGGTTGGATCGGCATCAAATATTGAAAAAGAATTAAAATAAGTTGCACCAGTTACTCTAAAAATAGCAGATCTTTCGATATCATCATTAGTTGGACTTGGAACATATAAAGGACGAATCTTACACTTTCTTAAGTCCTGTCCAACAATCGAAACACCTCTTGGTACAACTATACCACCGTAGATACTGTTTAACTTATAAAGAATATTGTTAGCGTCAAAAATATCAAATACAGAAGATGATGTAAATGGAGCTAAGTCATCAGTTGTTGTTCCCGCTCTAGTCTTAAAATTATTAGGTCCATCAGGAATCAAACCAGGTCTATTGTCAATATAATGATTACCTGGAGCCAACATGATAGTAGTTTTTTCAAATCTATCATTGTCTAACCCTTTTTGGTATGAAAATCTCGAAGCTTCAATGAGTGCTCTTTGCAACGTCTTAAATGGACGTGCCATTGAGTTGCCTTGATTTTCAACAACATCAGTAGAATCTAAACTGTTTGGGTCAACATAGAGAATGTTACCACGAACGTTTTTCAGGAAATTATCTAAGCGACTGAGAGGCATTTTACTCGCACTATAAATCTATTATGGATTATTTATCCACAAAAAAACCTCCTCAAGAGAGGAGGTTAAGATGTACAGATAGTGGTGTACTTCCTTCACACGGTATTTACATCTTATCACTCTGGTGGTTGATTGTCAAGCACATATTTAACTGTTTTTGCTACATCGGACATAGCATCTTCCAAATGACGTTGACCACCACTTTCTTGAAGATGAATATCTTCCTCACTAGTGAGTGTCCATCTCCATTCTTTTGAATATTTTGAGTACCAGAGATTTATTTTCATTTTTACCTCTTAAGTTTAAGTAAGTAGGAGTGGGGGGATTTGAACCCCCACGACCTTAATGGTCAACAGATTTTAAGTCTGGTGTGTCTACCGATTCCACCACACTCCCATTCAGAACCCATATTCTTTATAAATCTTGGGTTCTTCACATTCCAAAACCATCTCTACCGATTCATCAATAGTCCAAGAATCATCACTGTCAAGATAATTTACTAATTTGTCCCATAGTTCTAAAGGAAAATCATCAACAAAAATTCCCCATGATCCAGGATTTTCATCATCACCATCTGGCTCCCAAGTTGCAATGGAAACATCATTTTGATATTCGTAAAAAATGAAATCAAAAACTTCAGATTGATCCTCTTGATTTTGACAATAGATTTTTAGATTATTCAGTTTCATACGTTGGTTGATTGAGACGACAGTATTCATTGAATGTAATCTTCATCTCTTTATTTGTCAATCCACAGTTTTTAGCTGCTTTAGGAATATTCCATTTAGATGAAAATAACATTTCCATTGACTGACGAGTTTCTTTTCTCATTTTTGATTTGATACTAGTGGTCCACTGTAAGCGATAATATCCTCATCAACAACTCTTCGAACGAGTTCTAGAACATTCATGAACTCATCAACATTATCACAATCTACAACTCGGTCGTCACCTTCATTCGAATAGAGATAAAATTTTCTAGAACAGGTATCGATTACAACACGAGTCAGATACTCGTCTTCTTGATTTTCTTGAAATGACATTGAGTGAATTTGACGACTTTTTTAGTATAGAGGAGACCAAGACCCTTGTCAAGCCAGAGTCAGGTTAACAGATCTTACAGTTCCATCAGCACCTCTCATTTTAATTTTGAGTGTAGTGTCATTTACATAATTGAAGACAATCTCTTTATTATTAGTTGGATCATCTGTTGTGTCTGTTGAAATATCCGCACTAGCAGTCAATCCTCCTGCCGTTCCAGAAGTATTTTGATTTCCAGATGTATTAACACCTGGCAAATTGATATTGGCACTTCCGTCAAAAGAAACTCCACCGATTGTTCTAGCAGTTTCTAAAGAAGTGGAAGTTCCAGAATTTCCAGTTACATTTCCAACAATATCTCCATTAATATTACCAATAACTGTAATATCACCACTGAAAGTAACATTAGTAGAGTTTACATTAAATGCACCAGTTCCATCAGGACCTTGAATATCGTTAAGAATTCTCAAACTATCAATTTTTGCAGTTGTGTGAATCCATGGATCACAAGGGTTTCCAGATTTTGCATGATCTTCTTGACTCAATTGACCCTTAAAAATGTAAGAGTAAATCGTAGAAGAATCACCCCAATTCTGGGTATCACTTGGACAAGTTTCTTCGATTTTTACAGGTCCAAATCCTTTAAGTTGGACATCAATCTCATCAATATAATCATCAGAAAGTTGACTATTATTCCCCAAATCTTCTGATGAAGGAATTCTAGTAGTGTTTTTTTCTAATTTATTTTTTTGATTTTCATTAACTGACATAATTTCCTCTACTTGACATCATAATGGTATCCGGCAATTGAGTATTCATCATTATTACCTGGATAATCTGCTGGAGTTTCTCCTTTATATTCTGGGATTAATTTAGTGACATCCTTTCTCTCACCAAATATATGATAATAACAATTAATTGGAATACCACTATTAGTTTGTAAATAAACTTTATCTTTGTCAATTCTCTTGACAAAGATATCTTGTGGTGCACCAATTGGAGTGATAGTGACACTGATGGATTGAATGTCTACGAGATCTTTCCAATATTCAGGAAGAGTAATTTCTTTTTTATTCTTTAATTTACCACGAACATAGACATCATTTTGTGGACCTTCTGGACAACTATGTCTCAATCTATATTCTTTTTTTGATGGGTGAGAAATGTCAAATGTCTTACAGGTAGATAATCTTCTTCCACCAGCAATAGAAACAACATCTAGTCCAACGATTAAACCCCTTGCGGTAATATTTAAACCAATATCGAGATTTCCCAATACACCTGAATTACCTAACACCATTTGAGAATATGGATTATACAATCCTCCTGGTGTATATGTAAATGGTGCATCTAAATTTACATTAGGACCAACCATACTTGCTGCGTATGGCCATGCACTTGGAAAAAGACCAGTGACCGTAGGTCCTTCAAAGTATGCAGAACCTCTCGCTTCGGTTGGTCCTACACCTAAGTTAATTTGAGGAATAAGACTTTTTCCCGTAAAAAGCCTTTTCCCCACATATACATCTGATAGTTTAGTCATAAATTACAATCCTATTGCTCCTGCTACTGCTCCTATTGCTGATGCACCGTTTTTAACTTCATTTGTGGAACCACCTTTTGATCCCTTAATTTTAGTTGCTCCGTCAGCAATATCAACTAATCCACCATAAATGTCTAATATACCATTTCCAATTATATCTACAGTTTTTTCTGAGAAAATTCTTGCAGAAACTTTTGAATCAAGTTCAATATGTTGACTTATGGCTACAATCTTTTCATTTCCCTCTAAAGTGAGAACTCCTCTTTCATTATTTGATCCACTAGCCTTGACATGAACATCGATGGCTTCAATTCTAATTCTACCATTTGGAGCTCTGATGACAACATCACCACTCTCTGCATCTAAAAGTATTGCTGGAACACCTGGTCTACTATCATCACCCAATCCAGCAGCTGCTAGTCCAATGGACTCGGCTCCTTCTTCGAGAGTGTAGCCATCTATAAGAGGATTAAGACCGGCTCTTACCTGAAAAGAACCAGGAGACATACACATCGTAGAATTTTTACGATGTTCTGGCCCTGTCACATCGAGAGAAATGTAATGATTATCACTATGCCCATTTCTTAACATGCATGATGATAAATTATTATCATCATGTAGATGGCCAAATTGTATTTCACCATCTTTAGTTCCATACCTTATTTGATGATAATTCTTTTGCATTAAACCTTACCTACACAATCTATTACGGAAATAAGCTTTCCTTGAAGTCTTTCAACTTCAGATGGTTCTTTGAGTTGGTCTTGACCTATTCTATCTATACAGAATTTTGGAATGAGAACTGCATTAAATCCAGTTTCAGAACGGATGTAAATTGTAGGTCTTTCGGTAAATCCTTCTCCAGATTCTGTAACCTTTACGGATAATACTTGACCAGATTCACCAAGAACAGGAACAGCTTTTGCTCCATGATTTGGTTCTATCACAATTTCATCACCTTCATTATAAGATATTCCGGATTGTTTGACAAATACTCTACAAAGGTAAAGAACTACAGGATATGATCCATTTGAACTAATTGGATATGGACTTTCACCTTTCTCATAAGTAACGGAAGGTGTTGTAATTCTACCCGATTTTTTCATGAGATATGGTGCACCTCCTCTAATCTCTTCTTCACCAGATTCTTCAGAATCTTCAAGTGGTTCAGTTACTTCCAAAGTTTTTGGGGGGAGAGTAATTATATCATCCGGAACGAGATCTACAACTCTTCCAGGAGGAATGACTTCTAAAGTTTTATCTACTCTTTCTAAAATAGTATCTTCGGGATTTGACCAAGTTCTACCATCTCCACCAAAACTACCATCAGGTTGTGTAAGATAATCTGTTCCCGATTCTTCTATCAAGATACCTATGACTCCTCTCGTTTCACCCTGATCAGTAATCATATTTCCATCATAATCAAGAATTGTAATGGGAAGACCTTCACTATCTAAGATTGAAAAACCATTTTCATCCACCCAATAATCATTATCTGGGTCTTTTTTGACTTTGACTGGCCCTAAAATTGGTGTCAATGCCCCACCTCTTCCTTTTCCGCAATCATCTTCTACATATCCAAGTGTAAATGGAGTATAATTTACACCAGTACTAATTACATCATAACCTATAATTTCTCCCGAAGGTGAAATAATCAAATTTCCAGAAGCACCTTCACCCTCACTATCAATAAATACGGCAATCGGAGGACCAGCTGCTCGAGCACCTGTCGGATTTGTACCAGGTTGAACAGTTGGAATAACTGTAGCTATTGGTCGTAATGATGAAGGATTTTCATCAGTGGTAGATGTTTCATTGGGAGAGACTTCAGATGTAGTTACTAAATTTGAAGTTGTTTGTGATGGAGTTCCCCCTGCAAATGCTCTGGAAACTGTCTGAGTTGCGGGATAGTTTACAAGATTAACAACATTGTTTGGTGCATTGTTAATAATATCATTTGCCTGATTTGTAGCAATTTCAACAGAAGTATTAAAAACCGATTCAAAATCAATATTAAATTCAAAATTCTCAATGGTAACTTGTACTCCATCTACAACATCATTAAAAGTTTCGGCTATTGAGTTTGCTTGATTGATAATAGAATCAAGATTAAATTTTGGTAATTTATTACCACCCAACCAAGGACTCCATTCACCAATAGTTGCACACTTGGGTCTTTCTTCACATAAAAGAAAATTTAAAACATCAGTGATGATTCCAAGTACACTTCCAGACAAGTTTGCAACTTGACCAACGAGAGAAGTAAAAGGGCCCAAAGCTGAATTAATGACACCTTTTAAGATACCACCTATTTGTCCGAGTATTTGACCTAAAAATCCTCCAACAAAAGAGGTTCCAATATTCACTGCCTTTGAAATAGAGCTTGCAATAAATTTAGAAACCATATCAAATAAAGATGCAATCAATTTCTTAAAAGCACAAGCGATTAAATCATTAATAGTTTCAACAGTAAATTTAAGTCCTGGTCGTTGATCGGGAAATAAAAAATAATAAAAGTTTTTCAGAGTATCATTTACATTTTTTAAGACAAATTTTTCTATTTGAGCAAATACCCACTTTAAAGCACCAGATATAATTCTAGAAGCTTCATCAATATAATACTTAATCTTTGCTTCTGCTTGCCCCTGAAGTCCTGTTAAGATATATCTATAATCAGAGATACTTTTCTGAGCGTTTTCAATTAATTGAATTATTCTTTGAATTTCTTTTTGAATTTTACCTAAAGGAAGTTTCTCACATTCTTCTGTTTGTGGTAATGTAGTTGACAATTCACCAATTCTACGAGCAGCATCATCAGCCAATGAACTGATGGTTGTAGTGGAATTTGCAGATTCGTGTCCAAAAGGATTAATAACAGAACCCGAATTTTTAGCACTATATTCGTTTTGAGCAACAAGACCTGGATCAAGTATTTTTTTCACACCACTAGTTGATCTAGTTTCATCTACTACATAACCACTAAATGGAATAAAACGAGCTGGTGGAATATTTTTCATTACCGCTTGGTAATCATTATTCCCCAAACAACCCATAATAATGGGTTGTTGAGCATCTTCACCATCTAGGAAAAATCCAAATACAAAATCACCTTGTGCTAAGTTAGCTGATTGAGAAGAATCTCTGTTACCACTTCCAGCAGTAGGTGGATACATCACATGGGCCCATGGAAGAACTTCATCGGGAAGGTCTCCTGGATTTGCAGTATGATGTCCCATAATACGGACACGATATCTTTCAGCAAATCCTCTCTGAGCCTCATTACTTGGACTAGGAATTCCTGGTAGGTTATTTTTCCAAGTTTCTTCTGGAGCAATCTGTCCTATCCACCAATAGAAACCATCTCTACCGACAAAGTGTCTTTTAAATAATCCTTGTTCTATCATGAAATTCTACGGTTGAGTCCAGTTTTCTTATCAAATGCATCCCTAACCAGAGTTAGAGTTGTGAAAGTGTCTCTTGGTGTACATCTATGACACACACTGCATATCATATATATACCTCTCGTCTCTTCCTCTTCTGTGGTTTGAGACAGTTTTGGGAAATCACATTCAACTAATTGTCCAGCCCTTAAACTAAAATCACCAGGTATTGTGATGTCAACCTTAACCGTAAATAGTTCATTATATCTCATAATTCCCTGAACCATTCTATTAGCAGCATCATAGTTTGGTTTATATGGATCTTGTTTCCAATAATCAAGTTGTTCGTCACCAACTTTATCTGGATGAGTTCCAACATCTAACACATGAGACATTAATCTAGACGGTGATTGTCTAAGTTTCTCATCAACAATCAATCCAACAAATTTAGATCCAGCCGGATTGATACCATCTTGTTGATAGTCAATATTGTATTCTCTTACAATGTAGTTCATTGCCCAGAAATCAAAGAAAATTGATCTGTTATGATACATTCCAAGTGATAAGTTATTATGAATATCAACATCATCATCAACTGTCACTTGCATAATGTTGTCATCATATCCCTCTGGAATTTTTTCAACATCATGATAGATATATTTTTTCACTGGAGTTTGGTCAAATAACAAATCAATTGACTTAAAGCAGTACTCATCATGAGTTTGATAAAATAAATATCCAGCTGGTTTATTACCACTACCAATTTTTGGTGCATCATTTGTCCCCTCACCATCACCACCACCTGTATTGGTTAAAGGTGGAACAGATTTTTGTGCTAACCAAGTACAAGTGTAAAATGGTTTTCTATCATTACCTATAAAATTATAATCAGTATTATGACCAGTTCCTATTGTCTCATCAATATTGAGAGGCATTGGTGTTCCTAGAACATTTTTCAAGATATCTTCAACATGAAGATTGATTTTTCCTTCATATCGTTTTATCACTCTTGTGAGATGATTAGAAACAGCATCTCTCGAAAAAAAGTCAAGTTGAAAAAGTTCTTTTTGACTATCAACAGCGTTATCTCTTACTCTGTTAATATAAATTTCACCAGGATCAAAGTCAAGAACATTCCCTCGTGCATCTACTACTTCAATAAGACATCTTTCACCACCTCTCATCGGAAGAGCATCGATGACACCAGATTCTGATATCGTTCTTTTAAGTTCTTTACTACTAGCTTCATTCTCACCCTGAAATCCAGTATCCATTATAACTGCATTTGCTGTGTAGTTATTTGAAAGAATACTTTCATAGTAATTGAATTCAGCAACTCCAGAACTTACATCTACAGATCCTTCACCAACGTTTGAAAAAATTTCAAACCTTCTGATATCACCTGGATCAGCCGCTGTTACTGGTCTACCGTTTGTCATTATCCTTGTTTATATAAGAAACCTAAGAGTTGTACTCTCCACCAATTATTTACCATAGTTTCTGGAGACACTCCTGGAGTGATTAAAGGAACTTGTTCACCACCACCGCCAATAATGACTGGTGCACCTCCACCACCAACAGGAATTGGGACAACTACATTTTCTTCTCCACCATTTTCATATTCTGTATATTGTTCCAGAACTTCAGTATTTTGTGATGTTCCTCCTGGTGTTACTTGTGCTGGTGTTGGTGTCACTCGTGATTCTCCAGCACCAGTGATTTTATCTGTTTCGGGGGCAACATCTGGATTTCCACCTAAGGCCCTTGTCAAACTATCTAGAGCTCCAGTATCCAAAGTTCCAATTGTTGATGAAGTTGACTTACGTGTTTGTGTTTCTGATTCTTTAGAAACACCAGTTGCATTGTCAGTAACATCTGATCTGGGATTTGATTTACCACCAAATGGTGCCCATTCACTATATTTTGATAATGGATTAAATCTAGAAAGAACCGCACTTTTAGGTCTTCCAGTATCACCAGGAACAGTAGCAGCTTCCCAATGTAAGTGTGGTCCACTTGAGTTACCGGTATTGCCCACTTCACCGAGTTTAGTTCCTTTTTTAACTTTATCACCTACTTTAAATGTAGTTGGACTTACCATATGACCATAAAAATGTTCGATACCTTGATCATCTTTCCAAGCTACCCAGTTTCCATATCCGGCACCTGGCGGTGAAGTTGCAGTTATTTCACCGTCAGTAAATGCTTGTAATGGGACACCTTGAGGTCCAGCAATATCAACACCCATGTGTTTTCCTGGTGATATCGCTAGCCCTCTCATCTTACCAAAATCTGAGGTAACAACCATTTCATATGGATTATCAGTTCTACCTCTGAGTGACATTGGTGTTTGTGGTTGAGGTGATCTTCCTTGTGCATTATCAAAATTAGTTTCAGATGTTGATGGTGTTCCGGAAGGATATAATTTCTTATAACTCTCAGGAGATTGCCACCCATAATTATCACCTGCCCAAATTACAGGTTTTCCACCTAAAATATCCTTAGTTCCTACTTTAGGTTTTTTGCCTTCATCTTTTTTGTCATCCTTTTTATCAACTTCACCCGGTTTCATAGAATCATCACTGAAAAATGCCTTTGGAATATTCGTCACGGCACTGACTATAATTTTTGCCAAATTAGGTTCTAATATTTCTTTTCCAAAGAAATTTATTTTTGGAAGTCCTTCATACAATCTTTCAAATCCTTTTTTAGCCCAATTCTTCACCATTTCAGCATACTTAGCACCTTTAGTTAAGGCCTTAATCATATCCTCCTTTATTTTTTTACCAACTTCGTTAATGCCACCACCTTTAACTCCAATATAGAGAAGTTCACCTAGATATTTGCCAATAATTTCACCAACAATTCCACCAAGAATTGCTCCAAATCCAACAGTAGCACCACCAACTAAAGCAGCACCAATACCACCACCAACTGCAGCACCACCCGATGTGAATAATGACTTATCAAGGTTTAGATCTGGTTTACCATCACCATTAGCATCTTCAAAATACGTTTCAAGACCAACGAGTAATGGTCCAATGAGAGGTATTCTACCCAGAACTCTTCTGCCAAACTTGAAAGCAGGACTAACAGCTCTCGATACTCCTCTTAAACTTTCTCTTCCACCTCTTCCAATGACCCTTGTTGCAAGACGACCAGGAACATTTTTAAGACCTCTAGATGTTAAAGAACTTCCTCTAATACCTCCAGCAAGATTTCCTGCTTTTGGAACAGTTGGTTGAACAGTTTGTGAGAGGGCCTGACGTGCCTTACGTGCTTGTTCTAATTGAAATCCACCAGCACGAGCTTGTCCAGGAGCACGATATCTATCAGGAGATTTATAACCAGGTTTACTATCTCCTAAAGTACGTCCAAGATCACCAACTCTACTTACTCCAGGTTTTGAAAGAGTTCTTGAAATTTGAGGATCTAATTTTCTCAATTTCTCCAATTCTTTCAAACGTTTTCTGGCATTTTTTACATCATCCGTTCTTGTATCAATTCCACTAAGTCTTGCTGCAGCTGATGCAAGTTTTTTAGCCTTATCGACAATTCCTTTAAAAAAAGTAAATATTTTTCCATTACCACCGAGTAATCCTTTAAAACCTTTTACTAAAGAACCACCAATTCCTTTTACAGCTTTTGTTGCAACACCAACAACAGATTTAAATAAATTTGGAATTGCTTTAAATCCCCTACCAATGGTGTTTACTAAAGAACCAAGAGCAGCTTTAGCTAACTTAAAACCATAAAATAAATTTCGAACATTTCCAAGTCCTTCAGATAATGATTTAAATAATCCTTTTGGTTTTCCATTTTCATCAACATTACCCTTTAAGAAAGATATTAATCTTAAAAGACCAGCTCCAAGAAAGAAATTTAAGAGAGCATCAAAAATATTAAATTGTTTTGCCTTTGATACAGCTCCACCAACAATCCCACTACCTGGTTTTTCTGTTTCTTGTTCTTCTTCTCTTTTCCTTTTCTTTTCCTTTTCTAATTTTTTTCTTCTCTTTTCTTCTGTTTTCTTCTTTTGATTATATTGTGATAATACAAGTGAATTAAGTGTCGAAGTCAGATTTACAATGTTATTGAGTTGTTTCTCAATAACATCAGTTCTTGATTCAGTTTTTGATACTTTTGCTTTTGTTGGAGTATCTACAATATCTGGTTTTTCATCTATCTTTTTGATAGGAACCAGAGCAGATGATATTGGTCTTACTTCAGTTTTTGAGGCACCATCTTTTACAAGAGCACCAGATTTCTTCTTAGATTTTCCTCTTATAAAATCTTTTGCTTTACTCTTTACAGCACCTTTTACAGCGTTTTTAGCCGTTGACTTTACAATACTGGAAGTAGCCGCTCTGAGAAGAAGTGGTAACACCATGATTAATTACCTACTATGTTGTATATTGCTTTAACGACGATAAGTTCAGGATTGTTTACATCTGTAGAACTAAATGATGGTGCTTGTTTTTGATTGGCCCCAGAACCACTAAGAATTGGACTTTTTTGTGAACCTCCACCAGCAGAAGGAATAGGAAGTGGAATTACTCTACTTCTACTACTAGGTGGTGTAATACTCCTACTTGGTGGTGTTTGTGGAGTAACTTCTATCGGTGTAGGAGTTGGAGGTAGTGTAGGAGTTGGAGGTAGTGTAGGAGTTGATTTAGGAATAGGTTTATTTTGTTCTGTTTTTGATTGCTGAATCTCACCTCTAGCTTGAAGTAATGCGGATCTAACTTCCTGTACGGTATGTAAGGCTCTATTACCGCTACCATACTTAGAATTACCAGTCCTTGGATCTGGCATCGAAGCAAACTCATTTGATAGTGCATCCATTGCACCGAATATATCATTATTCTTACCAGACAAATATGCACCTACTCTAGGTTGTTTTTTAGTAATTAAAGTTATGCCAAGTTTATCTTGATTTTTTGGAGTAAATTTGTCACTCGTACTTAATCCACTCTTAGGTAAAATCTCTTTCATTGTGGGTGGGATTATTTGATATCTACCAACAGCAAAAAGTCCATAATCACTCACCTGTGGATTATTTGGATTCATTAAAAAATCTTGACGTTTTATAATTTCACCAATAGTCATATCAGTTAAATCTTTGCCAACTTTTGTTGATGCATTATTAGTACTACCAACAATTCTATTATTAATAGTACCTTGATTCATCGAATTATACCCACCTTCACCTTTAGATATAAAACTGAGTAGTGATGAATACTTACCATCACCACCTTTACCGACTTGTCCACCACCTTGGAAACCTTTAATTTTTCCAAACTTTGGTATATTAGTTCCTCCAGCCTCTTTGTTCATAGAAAGAAGAGTATCAGCACCATAGGCATCAACTGCCTTTTTACTCATTACAATTTCACCAGGTTGTGCCGCAATGAGTTGAGTATCAGGACCCATTCCAGTAATAGTGATACCAGAATCCTTATTTACATCTCCACCACCTTGATAAGAAATATTTTGAATATTAATCACTTCACCACCACCAGCCAATTGTTGAGCTGGTTGGCTACTAGATGGTTGTGGTTGAGATGATTGGCTACTAGATTGTTGAGGATTTTTAGCATTAGGCCCAGTTTTTGGATTTGGGTCCGGTATTCTTGGGAGAATTGTATCCGGGATTTTTACAGGATCAATGGGAGTAAAAATGTTGTCATCAGGTTGTTGGCCAAAAAGCCTCCTAACAGAATTCAAAGTATCTTCTATATTTTGTCCTATATTATTAATTTGTGATATTACAAAATTAACAGAATCGTAAAAAGGAGTTATTAATTTTTTAATCTGATCTTCTATACCTTTTATAATTCCATTTGCCCAATCAACTATTCTATCAAGATATCCCATTGGATCCTTGAGAATATCAATCAATCGTAAGAGACCAGAACCAATAAGAAAAGAACTAAGAATTTCTATAATTCTTTCAATGAATCCTTTTACAGGTTTTGTAATTTTGTCAAGAGTTTTTGCAAACTTATTTTCTTTTGGTGTTTCCGATTTTTCTTCTCTTACTCTCTTTTTAGTTTTTTCAGCAGCAATTCTTTCTTTTTTCTCTTGTTTGGATTCGAGTTCAACCTGTTTTTCTATGGTAGAAATAATTCCTTCCAGATTTTTTTCAATTTTTGATAAAGCAGGAACAAGAGATCTTTCTACAAATGTCTTTAAATCTTCAATTGAATCTGTCTGTTTTTTATCTTCTTCTTTCTGTTCTTCCTTTTCCTCTTCTTCCCTTTTTAAGTTAACACCAGGAAGAAGAGGAGTTACTTGAGCCTTTTGTGGTTTTGTTTCTGCCTTTTGTGGTTCTTCAGTAAAAGATTCTACAGATATTTTCTTCTTTCTAATCTTAAATCTACCAGTTTCTGACTTAACCCTTTTATATTCATTAGTGAGAAGTTCTACTTCTTCTGTTGGCATTTGACTATCAGCCATTCTACCAGCAACCATCTTCTCTTTGAGAAGAGTTTTATAAGTTCCGTAGTCAATACCTACTGTATCATCTAAACCAAGAATATTTAAAATTCTCTCATCTACTTCTTCATCAACTAGTTCTTCATCTCTTGTTGGTTCATATACAACAAGAGCACCTGGTTTATCTTCTACTTTTTCTTTGACTTCTTGTATACTCTTGAGAAGATCATCAAGACCTTCTGGAATGGTTTCTTCCGGAGATTCGGTTACAACACTTTCCTCACTCTCCGCAATAAATGCATCAGCCATTTCGGAGAGATCATTAGTTCTTCCTTGTGAAATGGCATTATCAATCGAACTCTGTTCAGATTCACTTAAAGAGTTGTAATACTTTGAGAGCAAATTTATTTGCTCATCAGACAATTTACTGGCACGTTCTTTACCAAGTTTGAACTCGTAAGCTTTTCGTAAATTACGTCGTGCCATTTCGTTGTTTTTGTTTCAGTTCTTCTTCCTCAAGATGCTGTTGAAGTAATATAACATAGATGTCACGTTCCCATGGCATCATATTTTCAATCTCAGTCAATGAATATTTATGGTACTGCATCAGAGCAAAATTTAATCTGAAGTAGTTCTCAAGATCCATATGGATCAATCCTATGCGAAAAAACTGGATAATCCCTCCAGAACGACACTACTCTTCACTTTTGTTTTTGGATTCACAACATTCAAAGTATGTGAAAGTTTAGGCATCGTCTCAAAAAACTTCTCAATCTGTTTGAACTGAAGAGAATTCATCTGTTCTAAGAATTCAATAACTTCTTTCTTTGAAACATCAGAAGTAGACCAAACCTCATCTTCACTATAAATCTTATCAATACAAGTAGAAATCAATTCAAATGATTGGTCAATATTATTTCTTTGGTCAAAATCAAAATTATTCTTGATAAATTGATCGAGAGAAGGATACTTCATCTCCATCATTAAATTATCATCAAGTTTGATTTGTTTGTTATGATCTTCGTGTTCTACAACTTTAATATCATTGAGAGCAATAGTTACGGGAATTTGTGTCACACCATCATCTGGTGCAATGATATTAACCTCAACCTCTTCTCCTACTGATTTACCACGAATATTCAAGAACAAATATTCAATATCAAATGTAGGAAGTGTTTCTACTTTAATTCCTCTTGTCTGAATACAATTCTTAATAACAGATTTAATTGCTGTCGTAATTTCTTTTGTATCCTCACTTTCCAATGCAAGAACCAGGAGTTTTTCTTCCTTAACTAAAAATGGTCTATATTTAATCGTATCTTTTGTAGAAGGCAATTCCAACTCATATGTTGGTGCAGCAATTTTTGGTAATGGCATGATGTCTTGATAACAAGTTCAGTTGTTTTATTTATTTCAACTTATTAGCCATTTTTTCTTTGTTTTACATAACGAATATATGACATAGAAACTGTACATCTTAGTGTGTCACTTGGTGCATATGAAACTGGAGTTGCAATCATATTCAGTGGAAATGCTCTTACAAATTCATATTCTAAGTATCTTCTACTATTGTATCCTGGTCGATCTAAATCTTTCTCAAACTTACTAATAAAAACATTACTCTGATATCCAGTTCCACCAAGAGGATAATTCATTCTATGATGAGCAAACTCACCTCTAAATTCATCCAATGGATTAACATTAGAAATATAATCCATCCAACCATCAAACATTTCAATAACACCATAATCTCTACCAACATAGAAGGTAAAATCAGTGGTCGAATCATATAACCTTCTATATGCCATTTTCTCACTCACACCATGATAGTCATTTTCTTGTGAATGAGTTGAAAATGAACTTCCAGGTAAAGATGCTGATTCACATCTCAATTCAACATCTTCACCTTGACCAAAATAATTAAATCCCCTACTGTTCAAAAAATCAATAACAGAAAGAGGTGGTTTCAGTTTTACCTGATAAACAGATGTCTGAGCATTATGTAATAATCTACTTTTTATCTGAGAAGCTGAAAATTTATTTGGCCTTGGTCCTGCCATCTATAAATACTCTTATTGATATTACTATGTATATGAAATGCCGAAAGATAGTAAGTGGCATCAAGGAAAATTTCACCCACAAAATCCAAACAAATATCTAGGAGATCCTAATAATATTGTTTATAGAAGTTCTTGGGAGTTACATTTTCTTCAATGGTGTGATAGAAATGATAATGTTTTAGAATATGCTAGTGAGGAATTTTCAATTCCCTATGTTTCACCAGTAGACAATAGAGTTCATAGATACTATCCTGATGGTTTTGTTAAGATTAAACATTCAAATGGTGAAATAAAGAAATATATTGTTGAAATTAAACCTCTGAGACAAACTCTAGAACCAAAAAAACCTTCTAGAGTGACCAAAACTTATATTAATGAAGTGAAAACATACGCTGTAAATCAAGCTAAGTGGAAATATGCTCGAGAGTTTGCAGAAGATAACTCTTTAGAGTTCAAAGTTCTTACAGAAAACGATTTAGGTATCAAACCTTATGGACAAAGAACAAGAAGAGTATCTAAGAAACGAAACAGATAGAACAGAGAAATTAATAGACATATTATCAGGAACAACAGACCCTGATGATATGATGCTTACGATCATAGAAACTCTGACAGATACTGTTGTTGTCCCTGATGTTGGTAGATATTATACATTCATATATAAACCCATCACTCCAAGAATAGAATATGATGAACATCCATTAATTGCTTGTATTGGTCTTTTCAGATGGGGATTTAGAGGAATAAATTATCACTGGGGAGACTATAGAAATTATAGATGGACAGAAGTCATTGGAAATCTTCATGTAGTTTATCCTATGGAATTGGAAGATTTGAGATCAATCCCATATCAAAAATTCAAGATAAATAACTAAACTAGACCAGTTTTATGCATATCAAATGGCAGAAGTAAAACAAATAACTATATGGAATGGTCTGAGAGTCGAAATTGGAACTGATCCAGCCACAGGAAATACAACTTGGAGAGATCCAACATCAGGAACAGTATGGGCAACTTCTGCTGGATCAAATAATCCTGAATTAAATTGGGAATTTCCAAATGAAACTGAATTTATAAATGCTTATAATTCAAGACCAGGTGCAACAAATCAATTAACAGAACTCGAATTTTCACAACAATTTCTCTTTGGAAATACTCCTGGTGCTACAGGTATTGGACTTGGTAATTCTGGAACTGCTCTTGGTAATGAAGTAAGGTCTCAAATTCTTAACAGTGATGCTAATTATGATGGTGATGCAGAAAATATAAGACAATCTCACTTTAATAGTGGTATTCCTGGAGTAACAAATCCAACCACAGGGCAAGTCATTAATAGTGGAGGAACATCAGTTGCAGATCCTAATATAGGAGGACTTTTCCAAACATTAGAAAATGGTTCTCCGTTTGATTTGAATCAAAACTTTTTCGATCAAAGTGGAGATATAGGATCTCCTTTTACTGTTCCAGATAGTACTTTTTTTGGAGATGGTTCAGAGTTTGATTTAAATCAAAACTTTTTTGATCAAGGTGGGGCTGGGGGAGCTCCTGCAAGTAGTGGTGGTGGAGGTCGTTTAAGTTATCCATTAAATGATCCTGTTGGCTTAGATTATATAAAGATTGACATTATTCAATACATACCTTCTCTTAGTGCAGGAGGTGGGCAAGGAAGGTATCGAAATTCACAAAGTCAAGGAACTATCTTCTTACCAATGCAACCAGCTTTAAGTGAAACAACTTCTATTGATTGGGGTGAAGATAGATTAAATGAATTACAAAGAGCAACCTCTGATGTTATTATGGGTGCAATGGGTGGCTTGGGACAATCTCAAAGTTATGAACAGTTGAAACAAACTTTGATTGATACCTTTAAAAGAGCCGGACAAGATGTTTCGGGATATTTGAATGAACAAAATCTAGAAGGTTTTGTAAAAGCTTATTTTGCTGGAAAAATAGTTGGAGCTAATGTACAAGGGAGATCTACCGGACAGGTGATTAACCCCAATCTTGAGTTGTTATTTAATGGCCCTCGACTTAGACAATTTAATTTTAACTTTAAACTTACTCCTAGAGAACCAGCAGAAGCTCAAGTAATTCGTGACATTATCTTAACACTTAAAAGAGCTTCAGCACCAAAGAAAACTAAAGGGAAACTTTTCTTAAAATTCCCAGATATATTTAAATTAGAATATGTTTATCAAGGAAGTGGGCAACATCCATTCATGCATAAATTTAAACCATGTGCATTGACAAACCTCAGTGTTGACTACACACCTGATGGTTCTTATATGACTTATAAAGATGTTCCTTCTATGACAGCGTATAATTTATCACTAAGTTTCGGTGAAATCGAACCAATTTATGAAGAAGATCAAACATCCGGTATGGGGTACTAAAAATGGCTAAACCTTTTTTCAGATATGTTCCAGATTTCGATTACGTTAGCCGTCTTCAGGGAGCTAAACGTATTGGAGATTATGTCAGAGTCAAAAATCTCTTCAAGAGACTTCAAGTAAGACCAGATATCTTTAATGATGCTTCTTATTTTACAAAATATACAATTATTGGAGATGAAAGACCAGATAATGTAGCCTTCAAGGTATATAATGACTCTAACTTTGACTGGTTAATTATGATGTCAAACAATATTGTTAATCTTGAAACCGAATGGCCACTGACACAACAATCTTTCTATAATTATCTCATCTCAAAATATGGAGATGAAGAAAGAATATACTCTTCTCATCATTATGAATCAAAAGAAGTGAAGAATTCACAAGGAAGAGTTATTCTTCCAAAAGGTTTAGAAGTTCCTCAAAATTATTCTATAACCTTTTATGATCCGGGAACAAATACCGAAAGAACAGCTACTCAAATTACTAATGAAGTTACAAATTACATTTATGAAGAAAGACTTCAGAATAAAAGAAGAAATATCTATGTTCTAAAAGATCAATATATTAATCTTGTTCTTGATGATATGAATAATCTCTTACCATATGAATCAGGAAGTTCTCAATATGTCTCCAGTAAAGTTGTAAGAGGAGATAATATTAGACTTTATTAAAAAGAAAAGAGTCCTATAAAAAGTAATAGGACTCTTTTTTGCCAGGATTTTTTTCCCGACTTTTTTGGAATTAAAAGTTGATTTTCTCTCAGGAGTCTGCGAGACGAGCGAAGTAACTCATAGGATCATCGTCATCATCAGAAGAACTACTTGGTTCCACAGTCTTTGATGCCTTATAAGACTCTTCGAGTTTAGACATCACTTCATCCTCAGTGACTTTCTTTCGTTCAGATTCTTGATAGTTATCATACTCAGTCTCTTCCTGAACAGGAGTTGAACGAGTAGATTTAGTTCCGAGAACATAATCAAGACGCTTTTTCAATTCATCATAAGACTTGAACTTATCATCAGAAATAAGATCAGTCAGAGAATATTCTTTCTTCCAGATTGCTTCCATTGCGTCATCATCATCCAAAAGAGGACCAGGACGATCAAACTCGGAAGAATCATAGTTCCAATAACCAGCAACTTTCTTCAGTTTGATTTTGAAGTTAGCACCTTCCCAGAAATCAAAGGGATTGATAGGTGTTTCATCTTCAAATTCAGGTTGCATAGCACCCATGATCTTATCAAAGATCTTCTTACCAAACTTATAGAGGAATACACCACCTTCATTTTGAGGATTGGCAGGATCCTTTACAACATAGATATTTGCGTAATAGGACAGTTTACGTTTCTGTTTACGAACAGTCTCCTTATCTGATTCGTTACCACTATTCCACAGTTCACGATTCAATTCACTGACAGGATCTTTTCCACCGTTTGTAGTCAGTGAGTTCTCGATATACCATCCACCAGGTCCTTGAAACGCGTGAGAGAACAGTTTTACCCAAGGAAGGTCTTCCCCATCAGGTGCAGGAAGAAAACGGATTACAGCGTAACCATTACCACTCTTATCCATTTCAGGTTTCCAGAGTCGATCATCAACTCCTCCACCACTATTGTTGTTTTGTTTCTCAACTTCTTTTACCAGTTTAGCAGTAAGAGAACCAAGAGAAGATTGTTTTTTAAGGTCTGAAAAACCCATTTGTATACCTCGTATTAAGTGTATTTGGCCTATTTCCCAGTTTTTGGTGGGGTAACTGGGAACCCCAATAATATAGATCGGATTGGGAGAGGTGTCAAGACCTCTTAATGGTATCTCTCATAGACTCAATGACACTCTCCATATTTCTGAAGAGATAATTTAGATCAATATCTTCATTAAATCCCAAAGACTTTGCAGAATTGAGAATATTTTCTTTCATAGTTTTTGCTTCAGGATCATCCGAAAGACTCAATCTAGTATAAAGAATTTGTTGTTTCTTCAACAACTCCTCTAACAAATCAACATGTCCAAGTTTTTCATCCTTTGACATCTCAGAAAAACTAAAAACATGTGAATAGATCTGATCCTGAAGATTAGAAATTTCTTGAATTTCTTCTCGAACTAATTTTGATTTAAAGAAACTCATTATCTCTCCGATACTACAATTTGTTTTAAGATTTTCTTGTATTTAAATACATCTATATGTAGGAAGGAAGAATATTTCTTAATTTTAGAACTTACGGATTCCCACACTGGGTCTACAAGTTTTTTATCGAAATCTTTCACATAAGAAAATATTCTATCATAAATTACCATCAATTCGATAGAAATATCATCATTCAAGTATTTTTTTAAAATTAAAGGATGTCCTTTTGAACAGTCAAAAATTTCATCTACTTTGTGTTCACTAAAAAGACTTTCAGATTCATTCTTGAAGATATAAGTAAGTGATTGAGTTCTTTTTTTCCAATCAGAATAATTTTTTTCTCCATTATTCATAATCTCACCAATCCACAAAGAGTTGGGATCAGTACAAGAAATGAAATTAGAAACAAAAAATTCAATTACTTCTTCATCATTCTTTTGTCTGCTTAACTTCTCAAAGAAAAAACGATCCCTTCTTTTGTAGAAACTCTGAAGAGATGCACGACTCTTACCACAGTATTTGTGGTAATCATACTTTGGTTTAGTAAAATGATTCTTAAGTCCAAGATAAGACTTGTAGGTTTCGAAAGGTGTCACCTTTGGTATCATAATGGAAGTTTAGCTCGAGAAGTTTTTTTCAATAGATTCAAATCGATCGCTTCACACTTAAGTCTTTCCTTAAGTGGCTTTGATATTAATTTTGGAATTGATTCAACATCAACATTATTCTCTTCACAAAAAAAGACAATAGCGTCAATGTATTTCATATCTTTATTCTCCTTTACAATTTTCTCAATTTCTTCAGAAAATTTCCTAGAACAATAAAATTTAGACTCGATCAAATCATTGATGTCTTCTTTATTTTCTTTCATAGGATTGTAACTTGAATTCAACAAACTCTCTAATATATTCTGAGAGAAGGTTGATGTACTTTCTTTTGTCATACTCTTCATAAACAACACATTCCCCATCCTCACATGACATGATGATGACAAACTTTTTAACAATTATACCACACATTTCATACAACATACAAGAATATGCCGCACATTGTACAAAATAGTGTTCAATCCATTTCTTTGGTTTTGGTTTCTTACTGGTCTTGAAATCAATAATAGCAAGTTCACCATTATATTCAGCAATACAATCAACAGTACCAGCAACACCTAACTGTTTACTGAATAAAGACTGTTCAAGAGCGTGAATGTTATCAATCTTATCTAAATCGGGTTTTGATTGTTTAAATAAGAACTCCGAAAGAGGTTGGACTTTAGGGTGTTCAATATTTTTGAGATAATATTCAACACAAGTATGCATATCTGTACCACGACTGGTAGCAGCTTTTGTTATCTTATTAGCTTCATCATTACCAATTCTTTCTCTCCACTTACGAAAAGTTTCTCGATTGTAGTGACTAATTATAGAAGTAATAGATACTAACTTTTGACCATCAGGAGTATCATAATATCTAACACCGTCGATAGTTTCTCTTTCGAGATTAGGATAATCAATTTCAATGTGTTTAAACATCACATACCTAGTTCAAGTTTTGAAATAATGTATTCTTTAACGAGACCACTTCTACAAATGTCCTCTGCTTCAAATTCAACCATATCAAATGAAGGCATATTTCTAAGAATACGAATGAAATCCATGATACCACTTCTTTCAGATACTTTCACAAGGTCTGATTGAGTAGCGTCACCACAGAACATAATTTTAGAACCTTCACCAACACGAGTGATAATAGAATCGAGTTCGTGAAAGTTGAGATTTTGAAATTCATCAACGATGATAATACAATTGTCAAGAGTCGTACCACGAATAAAAGAGGTAGACCAAAAAGAAATTGTACCTTGAGCTTTAAGATTTGAATAAAGCATCTCAAAGGCAGAATCATCGGGCATTTCGAACATGTATTTCACCATGTTCTTATATGGAATCTGATAAAGAGAAGATTTGTCTTCATGATCTCCAGGAAGGAAACCAATCTCTCTGGTAGCCACAAGAGACCTGACGATGTAAATCTTCTCGTAAGGTGTCTTTGGGTCTAAAACATCTAGAAGTGCGTTGTAGAGGGTGATAAAGGTCTTACCTGTACCAGCACAACCGTAAGCAACCAGATTTTGATCTTGTTTGTATTTTTCAAAGAAAGTTTCTTGATTGTCAGTCAATGGTTCAATCTTCTTGATATAATCAAGATTGATTGGTTTTTTCCTTTTCATAACTCTATTACTCATACCGAATGGCACTGGATTGGTGCTTCCAATTCCCGATTTTTTCTTTGCTGGCATACTCGATTAGTCGTAATGTTTTAGATTTGATCCAGGTTGTTTTTTTGCCTTTCCAATAACATCTTTCCAACCTGGATGTTTGGTGTAAATTTTACTGAATGGTTCTCCCATTTCAAGTCCCAATTTAGGAGCATTATCTGGAGTGTAATATCTTTCCCAATCGGGATTGTCTCCACACCATTGATCCCAGTCATGAATACTCATAACTACTTCTTTGGTCTCTCCTGTTTCCTTATTTTTTACAGGGTATGTTGCCATCACATCACCTCATAATGTGTTAATATTTATTACCATTCCAAAGCTTCTGAAATTATAGGAAATTGTTCTTTGAAAATTTTCTTACAAGAATTTGCAATATCCATATGTTCTTTCTGAGTTCCATTAGCAGCTCTCAGATCAATATAATGAATCCAGCTTCTCAAAGATCCTGTCATATACATTCGAGTTGGTGTTGCGAGAGGAAGTACAAATCGAGCACATTCTTTTGCAACACCAGATTCTAACATTTGATTATAAAGACTAGAAGCAGAACTAAACAACGTTATCATCTGACGATTCAATTTTTCCACAACTTCGGGGTCAAGATCATCAATAGAATTTTGACGATTCTTTGTATCTTGACGACGAAGTTCTGGAAGTTCAATATCAGTCAAAAGTTTTGTGTCAGCATACCTTTGAGAGAACTCTTGAAAAGTAAAACTTCTATGACGTAAAACTTGAGCTGCAATTCCCCTTGTTGTTGAAATTTCAAGAGTCATGAACGCTTGTTCAAAAATACTCCAGTGTTTATGTTTAATACAATATTTCAGAAGACCAGCAAAATTTTCATTGTCTTGATTGAGAGGATTTGAAACCCTAGCACAGTAAGCAATGTGTTTTTCTGCTTCAGGTGTCACTGATATTAGATTCGCTTGATTCATGTTTTCTTTTCAATTTCCTTAATTTACGTTCTTCTTTGACCCTTTTAACATAGGAGAGTTCTCCTTCTGTGAAAAGTTCTGGATGTTTAAGTATGTACTTGATCGCTTGTTTTGTTTTCATGGTTGTAATAAGCGTTGAAATAAGCCACAATACCATTAGAATTTTTGTTCCCTTGTGATACCCAATCATGGGCACACTCATAAATTTCTTTTGTATTATAGGGAGCTTTATCTATATTTACCCCACCAAATTTTTGTAGAAGAATTTCAATACACCTACTTCTCAATTTGAGTTTTTCTTCAGTGAATCTCCAATCATTCGTCATCTTCAAACACCTCATCATAATCAGGTAAGGGTGGAAGTGATTCTTCCAAATCATTTGTATAAGATTTGATATCAGAATAGACTTCTGACTCTAATGCATCGACTAAAAGTCTTAAATTTCTTACAATAAGTTTAATTTTGTCTTTTTCCATAAGAAGAAATTATTCATGACTTATTTTAAACAAAAAAGGGAAGAGTGTCAACTCTTCCCTCTAAAACAATACTCTTAATTTAAATTTCATTTTTCATAAGTATGACCACGATAAGTAAATTTACCATGAGTTTCTTTTGAATCATGATTGTCAACTTTAAATTCTACACCACGATATGAAGTGTGGAAGATTTGTGCGTCATGAAGAGCAGATGCTTTTTGAATCTGCTTACGAATGAGATTAAGTGTGTTCATGATTGACTCCTAAAAGAATGGAAAGTTAACCTTCTCAGCTTTCGCTGGATCCGTTTTCCGTTCCTTCAGTCGTGTGCGTCCTATTCTTTGATGCACTTTAAGGTCATGTATCTGCCAAATAATCTTGTCAGAAACATTTCTTTATCACGATCCTTCATTTCAGATTCCACTACGGTTTCTGCAATTTCTCTGACTTGTAAACAAGTCATCTCAGGATTACGATTTAGATTTGCTAATAGTGCTAACTCAAACATAGGATGAACGATTAGATTGATTTTTTCCAGCGACGAATAGAAGTATGAGATGTTTGATAAATTTCTGCAAGTTTTCTAATAGGTAAAGATAAAATAGATTCATCTTTACTTACATCTTTTAGAAAGTCATCATACATTTTACCTCTGGTATATGTTATGGATTTAGTAGTAGCGTATTCTTTTGGATTACGACTTCTACCTTTCCACCACCCAGAAGGAATGTCATTCTCATAAACTACTCGTTCATTTTTACCGTCAGTAACACGAACTTTACCAAAACAGGGATTGCCTCTACCAATTCGTTCTCCCTGAGAACAGAAAGAAAATGAAGAAGATGTTTGCTTTGCCCTATTAGCAAAGTGAGGATTAGTATCAACTTGATAAAACTCATGGAGTTTTACTTCTGCTTCAACTGCTTCCTCTCTCGTAGCATGTTCGGTAAGAATGATTTTAGAGGAAGGATTAAATGTTTTGTCTCCATAGGAACCAAAATAATTATCCTCCACTGGATTACACTCACATCCTCTGCTACCAATGTAGCCTCTCCCAAAGGGTTCGTAAGAGTAGTAAGTGTAATAAATCATTCTAATTGCTAACGCTCCGTTCCGCGACTTACTTGCGTTCTCTATTCGGAAATAGAGAATGAACGACAGGTCTATTATAGACCACTGTATCTATTTAGTCAAGGGGCCCGTACTCTTCTCCCTCTTTGATCATCTGAGACACATAATCTTCTGTCCCATCCATAGTTTTGACAGCAAACAAACTTGATTTCTGATACTTTTTGATCTTCTTATATTTTTTGAGAAGACTTTGAACCTGATCAGGATTCATGTCAAGACCTTCAAAATTAATATCAAAACCTTTAGTCATTCAATTCACCATTCCAAAGTTTAGGATTTGCTGTACCTGCAGACTGTTTAATGTCTTTCAGATCTGTTCTATATTTGTCATAATAATGATCAAAAATATCTACTACTTTGATGGACTGCACCAAATCATACTTCACACCATCATTAAGAATATATGTTACGAGGTAAGCATTATTCGGAAGGCTTTTATTTTCAGAAAAAGATTTGTCACAATCTTCACGAATAATTTTAACTTTACTCAAGATCTATCTCCCCATTTAATATCAGGAAAAGCTTTCTCTACCACAGCTTTACTAATTTTATACTTGGTATCCAAATTACCGTCTTTTACAAGACAAAGAATATCAGCTTCGTCTGGATGAAGGCCTTCAAGAATCTGAATGAACATAGATTCTCTACGAGTTTTAGAAAGGCTATCATTACCACCTTTGACAAAATGATAAAGATTTTTCCACTCTTTACGAAGAGAAGTGTGATCAGTTCCAACAGGGACTTCATTCCTTTCAAAAGGAACCTCACCTTCAGGAAGCATAGAAATGACACTCTCATCAAAATTCCAAATTAGAACAGCGGTGAGAGCATCAGTTCTATACTTCTTAAGAACTTCCACTTTCTTATCATTAGATCTCTGTTTACTAACGAGACTTAGAATTTCTGAAATGAATGGATTTGGTGGAAGTTCTTTAATTGTTGTAGAAGATTTTTTTCTTGTTGTAGTTGATGTAACCATAATTTTTGTCTCAACTTATTCAGTGTATAATATTTAGATTGATCTGTCAATCGTCCGTTTCTTCAAAATCATCTAAAGTGTTTTCAAATCTGACTGCCATTACTTCGTCAGGTATAATGTTACCATTTTCATCAAACATTTCTGGATGAGTCGGAATAAATGTTGAATTTCTTTCAATCACATATTCTTTGAGAAGATATCCAATTACTGATCCTACTAATAAAAATAAAATCGAAATAATTGTTGAAAGAGTGAGTGTGACTGCTAACATTTTAGTCCTCCTTTTTTCTTATATCAAATTGTATATCTAAGAAAAAATGGAATTCTTTATGAAAAAGAGAAACCATTTTTCTAAACTTCGTCTGAAAAGTTTTTGTTGGTTCCCTCCTTCTATTTCTAAGAAGTAATTCAACTCCCCGATTAATTTTCAGGGAATCATCTTCATGATTATTTAGATGGTTTTCTTCTTTTTCTTGTTCTTTTTTCTTTCCCATATTTCCAACAATCTTGTAATAACTCTTTGAGATAATTTTTTATCTTTCTTGCTTCTGGTTTACCATAATGACCATAAGCTTCTCTTAATTGTTGATGATGAATATCACTACCACCTTCAAGATATTGTTCAAGGTCAAGAATAATTAGATTGATACTTTTTACAGTATCACTATTCATAAATTTTTCAACATCATTTTTGGTAAATTTTTCACGTTTGAGATACTCATACATGTTAAGTCTATATTTACATTCAAATGCATAGTCAACTGTTTTTTCTACAATATCAATGAGTTCCCAGTAGTAGTCCATTACACCAAATTATTTTCTCTGAGGTATTTGACAGATTCGGAACAACCACCTATCAGTTGATCTCCAACCATAACTCTAGGGAAAGTTGAACCAGTTCCAAATTTAGAATAAAATTCTTCCTTTGTAAAGTCCCTTCCAAGTTTATACTCAGTATAGTAGATTTCGGACATTTCTAACAATTTCATAATCTTTGTGCAAAAGGGGCAACCAATTTTAGAATAAACAGTAAAAGATAAATTCATAATAGGATTATTATTAATGGAATTGAAAGGACTAAAAGAGATATAAAAACACCCCCCACTTCTAAAAGCAGGGGTTTAATACTGTATGGGTCTGACATTATTGAATGTGAATTTGTTTAAATTCTGTTTAAATAATATTTAGGAATATTAATCCTTCATCCACAGGTATGATACCATTATTCTGATAATACTGATAGGATGAAAAGAAAAATACCAAAAAAGCAAACACCAAAAGTAAGTATAAATGGAATATAAAATTCAATCATGGATCTAGTGAATTAATACATGATTCTGGATGCCTCCACCTTTTAGAATCTATCTCATTCATCAGTTCATATAATTCATTAGTCTGTGAAATATTTTCTTTTTCTAAAAATTCAACTCTTTCTTTAAGATCATTTATCTCTTTCATTAAGAGTTGAATATCGGTATCAAACATATGCATATGTCATTCTCCTTTAATGGGTCCAAATATTTTACACTTTTTGCAGTTATGACCTTCACATTCCCAACCTTCGTGACAGTAATTGCAACCTTTACCACCACATTTATTGCAAACAGGATGTGTTCTATCTGACATTACATCTTCTAAACATTTACTTAATTAATTTATCTAGATAGTCCCTCTCTGATTTATACAGGAAATCCATTCTCTTGTCAAAATATATCTGAATTCCCTGACTCAATTCTAGCAATAACCATTGATCAATACGATAACAGTATTGCCAATTGACTGGTTGAATACAATTCATCACGACCACAGTCCAAAATGCAGTTACATGATTAATAATTGTAAGCATTCACCCTCCACATCTGAGTTTAACATAGTCAAAAACTTTCTGGGGAACATTAATCCCTAGTGCTTCTTCAAATCCTTGGAATCCTGGGGCTGAGTTTGCTTCACAGATTCGGTATCCGTCACTGTGAAATAATAAATCAACACCAGCAATATCAAGATCGAGAACTTTTGCAACTTGAATTGATAGCATTTCCAATTCGTCATCAACATCGTATGTTTCCCCTTTGCCTCCACGGGAAATATTGGCTTTAAATGAACCATCAGTAGACTTGCGTTGCATTGCCCCAACAACTCTACCTCCAATAACAATGACCCGAAGGTCTCTTCCTTCTGATTCTTTCACATACTCCTGAACAATCATAGAAGATTTTGCTTCAAGGGAAGAAATAAGTTCTGACAAATCCTCAAACTGTTTGGCATCTTCACAAAGGAAAACACCAGCACCATGAGATCCTGTGACCACTTTTAGGACACAAGGAAATCCTACTTGTTTCTCAACTGTTTCCGATTTACAAGGAAATCTTGTCAGCATCGTCTTTGGGATAGGAAGTCCTGCTTGTGCCATAATCTGGTTAGCATACATCTTATCCTTTGATGCCTCAATAGAAGCAGAGTTGGGCAATGTCAATACATTCAGTCTTTCAAACTGTCTGAGAACACTGAGATTAAAATACCCAGTACCAGACCCAGTACGAGCAAGTAAACAGTCAGGGAGACTGACAATATCATTACGATATCGAATGGATTTGCGGTCATCACGGGAAACGATCAAGTCGATTTCATCAGCAAAAACTACTGAGAAATCAATACCATATTTATCTGCTTCTTCTACAAATCTGTTACGTTCATACATCTCAGTAGTGAGACGATTACCAAGCATCCAGAGTTTCATAAAGTTGGATAGTTACAGGGTCATTATACAATAAAAAAGCACCCCCGTAAAGGAGTGCCTCTGTGGTCAGTCATCTAAAACAATATCAGTAGCACCACGTTTGTCAAGTGCTTCATTGAGTGCTTCTGTTACATTCTCTTTGAAAGAACGATGAGGAATAAAGATCTCATCATCATCAGTCTTGTAGTCCTGGTGTGTCTCTTTGAACTGACGATCTACATCATACAACATAGATTGTACCATGTCATTGATGACTTCCAGTGTTTGTGGTTGAAGTTGATCCCATGATTTATATTCAGGGAACAAATCATTCTTGACACGATTGAGCAGTGCTAGCTTACAATGCCACTGACGATCAAAGATCTGAGTAAATGCTTCCCAGTCGTGATTAGATTTGAAATTGGGGATGCTCATTGTGGGTTACAAATAATAATTGGATATGCGTTACCATAAGTGTCTTTACCTTGCTCACAGAAATACTGTGGAGGAGGTTCTGGTATCTTAGAAAGAGTTACCAGTGCAATGATAACTTGAAAGAATGGGAGGATAAAAATGATTTTATCTCTCACTATGCTACTCCATCAGCACTATCAAATGCATCAGAAATGTGCCCGAATTCATCTTTGGTATAATCACCTTTGATCTTGGGTTCTTTCTTACTCAATCGTGCCAATTCTGCATCACGCTCTTTATACTCTTGGTATTTCTTCTCCAGGTCTTCATCCATAGTCAGTTCATACTCTTTACAGACCTTACGTTGATCTTCCTCTCGTACCATATCATTGAAGACCAGTGACATAGCACCAGAACGAATGGATACGGGATCCATTCCTACACAAAGCATGAACTTCTCAAACAGTTTGAAATACTGCTTACAGTTGAGGTCAGCAGCAGGAGCAGTGATCAGGAAATGCTCTTCAGGTAGGAAGTCATCATCACCAAGGTGAGATGCAAACCCGCGATTATAATCGTGAGTGTAAGTGGCATCAAACTTGAATTGAACTTCTGCTTCGTAGGTCATGGTTCCTGATTGACTATAAGAATATTATACAATAAAAAAGCACCCCTGTAAAGGAGTGCTGTGACAGTTGTGGAAGTGGTCTTATTAAAGGTTTAGTGGGTTTCCTTTAATAAGAGAAATCCTTATTAAAGGTTAGAGTGCAGTCCAACCCACAAAGACAAAGCGGTCGCGTTTAAGCCAGTCATCCAGGACATCGAACCACCCCCTTCTTGGAGGAGTCATAGTGCTTGCTACCATTGTTATTTTCCTTTCTTAAGTAAAACAGTTGTGGCCAAGTATCACGAATGATCTCGGCAAATTTGTAAGGTGTCTCCGAAGTTATCATAACTTTACATTTGAGGAGAAAAAAATAGGGTCCCGAAGGACCCTAAGGTTAGGTTGTATATCGTATCAACCGATGCTAGGAGCGGTGAGTGCCACAGGAGTAGACTCAGCTGCTGCCAGATCGAGTGGGAAGTTGTGTGCGTTACGCTCATGCATAACTTCCATTCCAAGACCAGCACGGTTGAGGACATCTGCCCAGGTGTTCAGGACACGACCTTGACCATCGATGATGGACTGGTTGAAGTTGAAACCGTTGAGGTTGAATGCCATGGTGCTAACACCAAGTGCAGTGAACCAGATTCCAATGACAGGCCATGCTGCCAGGAAGAAGTGAAGTGAACGTGAGTTGTTGAACGATGCGTATTGGAAGATCAGACGACCAAAGTATCCATGTGCAGCAACGATGTTATAGGTCTCTTCTTCTTGACCGAACTTGTAACCATAGTTCTGGGACTCAGTTTCAGTTGTTTCTCTTACGAGTGAAGATGTAACAAGTGAACCATGCATCGCTGAGAACAGTGAACCACCGAAAACACCTGCGACTCCCAACATGTGGAAGGGGTGCATCAGGATGTTGTGTTCTGCCTGGAAGACAAGCATGTAGTTGAATGTACCAGAGATTCCAAGAGGCATACCGTCAGAGAACGAACCTTGACCGAAAGGATAGACAAGGAATACAGCAGATGCTGCTGCAACAGGTGCAGAGTATGCAACACAGATCCAAGGTCTCATGCCCAGGCGGTAGGAAAGTTCCCACTCACGACCCATGTAGCAGAAGACGCCGATGAGGAAGTGGAAGACAACGAGTTGGTAAGGACCACCGTTGTAGAGCCATTCATCAAGACTTGCTGCTTCCCAGATAGGGTAGAAGTGAAGTCCGATAGCATTTGAAGAAGGAACAACAGCACCAGAGATGATGTTATTTCCATACATGAGAGAACCAGCAACTGGTTCACGAATC